ATGTGTCCCTGGTTCGATCCCTGGAGGTACCACTTAAAGCCTAAAACCTCTCCCAACTTGGTTTTAGGCTTTTTATTTCAAATCACTTTCGAGACGTGTAGCTACATAAACGACAATGTAATCGGCAATGTAACTACGCACATCATGAAACAACTTCTTTTTGACTGCTCATACACGGATGTATGGGTGTCGCCACCGAATTGGAAAACAATCACGGGAAAAGCTGCGCTTAAAAAATCGTGGTACGTCCAATGCAATTTCTTCGACCCTAATTTCAAAGAAAGCCACCCGAAAGGATTTCAATTTAGAAAAAAACTCAACAAATTCAATACATTAGAACTTCGCAAAGCTGCGGTTGAATTGTATCTTGTTGAAATTCCAAAGCTTTTTGAAGAGAAAGGATTCAATCCATTTACCAAGGCCTTCATGATTCCGGAGAATAACCCGGTTATTACTGCCAAACTTAATCCCGAATTGAATTGCGTTGCAGCAATTGAGCTGGCATGGGATAAGATTCTGGAATCGGCCTTAAAAAACAAAGCAAAGAAAAATACAAATCCTTTTCCAGATGTGAAGCAGGCAAAGAACCGGTTCGTAAAAGCGCTAAAGGAACTGCATTTTGATTCGATTGCAATAAAGGACCTGAAGCTTTCAGAGGTCAAGGAGACGTTATCTTATTTGAATCTGCCTGATGCTTCATATAACAAGTTTCTTTCGTACATGGCCAAGATATTTACGGAATTGATTGAGTATGGCTGTGTGGAAACAAACCCGTTTAAGTTATTCAAGAAAAAAAGCATCGTTACCAAGATTAGAGAAGTTCTTCAGGAAGAGGATTTTGCCGATGTCATGGATTTTCTGGAAGAGCATTATTACGAGTTCTACCGATACGGAATGATTTTCCACATGTCCGGAGCCAGAACCACGGAATTATTTTTGGTACAGAAAAAAGATGTCGATTTAAAAAATCAGGAATATAAAGTATTGATTAAAAAAGGTGATCAGTATGTTGAAGAAGTAAAAGTCATCATGCTCGATGCTATGCCATTTTGGAGAGAAATAATGAAAGAATGTAAGTCCGAGGAAGATTATCTGTTTAGCAAAGGACTGAAACCGGGCAAAGTTGCAATTGCTGCGCGACAAATTTCAATCAGATGGAGAAGGCATGTAAAAATAAAATTCAAAACATTATTCAATAGAGAAATAACCGCTGATTTTTACGCTTTAAAACATCTTTTCCTTGACAAACTGGATTCGAAGCAATATGAAATAAACAATGCTCCAGATAATTTAGCACAGACAATGGCCAGCCATAGATCACCAAACATTACCAATCGTGTATATTTGGTCAATAAGAAAAAAAGAGAACGTGATTTTTTGAAAACGATCAAAGTTAGTGCTAGTTAATACAAATGTGTTTCATAAAATAATAGTTAATTAGTAATGATCTCTAAATAGTTATTTATAACTTTAAATGTTAAACTGATAAATTATGTATGCAATCTGTGAATTCCAGCTGCCTGTCAAACTTCATATTGCAGGAATGGGTATTAATAAAGAAGCGTTGAAAGATATTTCTTTAACGCTTATTTCCTATTTAAAAAATCGGCAAGCAGTCCTAACAAGCGTAGACCAGCATTTTGGCGATATTGACAATCAAAACGATAATGAAGTAAACCCGCCTCAAGTGGATTGCACTTTTTTTGAAGTCAGCATTAACTTAGACCAACATCAGCGCGAAGACTGGAGGACATTTGACAATCTAATTTATGATAAGGTGATTGCGGAATTGGAATCAGATGATTTATATATTTCGGCATTCTGGAACCGTGGACGTGAAGAGCATATTGCATTCATAAAAGATAATAACAACTGATGGACTATTACAAAATAAGGCTCAAACTTTCTAAAAGTATTCTTCCTAAATTTAAGGAAGAAGAGCTTCAATGGTTTGCTGTCAAAAAGCTGGTAAAAGAAGGTAAAGGAGAAATTATTGTGCTTGAAAAGTCCGATGATGAATTTGACAAACCAGCAGGGCTTCCAGAATTTCCAGAATGGAATATAAAATTAAAGACAGATTTATATTTTGATTTTTCAAAACTGCTGACCGATGATGAAGCAAGTGACAGTCAAAAGATATTTGCAAAGCTTTTCGAAGAATTGGAACAAAGCAATGTTTTGGAATATTCTTATGAAAATGAAAGTGGCAGATTTGAAAGCTGGGCATACTTCGATAATTCTGATTTTGCGGAAGCTGAAATGATTGATAAAAAGAATCCAGGCGATGGAACAAAACAAACTCCTGAGCAAATCGATATGTTTAAAAAGAAACGCAAAAAATAAAATAATTTGATGAAAGCACTTGTAGAGATAAAGCTAAACAAATTGATAAGCGACGTTCGTATTAAACAATTAAATTCCAATGTATATGAAGATGTAATTGATACGCTGCTGGAAGATGATGGCTATACTCTTCTCCTTGTCTCAAAATTTGTAGCCTCTCAAGCACATGTGAAAAATTTTACTGCCAGCAATATGCCAAATGTCACTTTCGTGTCATTAGTTATAGAATTGCAAGAAGAACAAATTTTAAATTTTGAAAGCTATGAAAATGTAATTTTAGGCAAAGTTCTTGACGAACTAGGAACAAAATATTTACAGATTATTGATTTGCCCGGCGAAGACGATGACAACTTTTTATTTTTCGGATCCGACTTTGAAATCGACAACTAGAACAACTGCAAAGGCATTTTGTCAACTGGTTCTGCAATCAGTTCAACTTCGCTTCTGTTGTGGTAAATTTCCATAGGTTCTCCTTTCAGCCAAAGTTCTTCTTCTTGTTTTCGCAATACAACCGGCATTCTTTTTTTGCTGTTGTGGATTTCTGTCATTAACTCATTTGCGTCGGTAGTAAGAATGGTATAAGTCAAATTTATATTTCCACTTGAATCCGTATTTTCATTGAATAATCCCGCAAATGCAAAAGGCTCATTATCCTTTGTATAAATGCGATGCTTTATTTTTTCTTTTCCTACATGCTTCCATTCAAAAAAAGAAGTTGCCAGCACAAGGCATCTGTTGTCCAGCGAATGCTTGAATGAATTCTTTGTTTCTAAGGTTTCTATTTTAGCGTTTAGCGTATTTGATTTCTTCCAAAACTCTTTTGCATTGTCCTTTGCAAAAAAAGGCACAAGTCCCCATTGCGCATTCACAATTATGCCAGATTCTTTATTTGATATTATCGGAGTTGCCGGATGCGTAAATCCGTTATACTCTTCTGAGATCATAAAATTTTCAGGGTCTTCCATCATTGCCTTGAACAATTTTTCAAGCTTTTTCAATGAGGCCATTTGTTGAAAATAGTAGCACATAATTCTTTTTTACTTAAAGATAAGAAACTATCTGCAATTGACAACAATCAGATCGCTCCAGCGTGTAGTATAGGACGGCGATAATCTTTCACGGCGCATTTTCCATTTTCTTTTCAAGCTTTGGCTTCCAAGCCTAATTTTGGTGTTTCCGATTTTGCGGTTCAATTTATCGATAACTTTTAAAACGTCTTGGTGTTTTGGATTTTCACCGCCAAATATTTTCATTTGGTAGCTGTCGGCTGGCGTAATCGTGCTGACAATTACCCCAGCTTTTTTATAGTCGATTCCTTCATAAAAAATCATATCGAGTGCAAGAATTGCCAGGCGGTTGATTTCAAAGGTTGAATTAGTTGGAAAATCTGTCTTGATTCTTATGTTTCTGTAATACTGCGGCAAATCTTGCCTAAAAGGATTTGACATTAAGAAAACATCAATCGCATTGGTGTGCAGTTTGTCTTTTCGTAATTTTTCTGCAACGGTTCCGGCATAGGTTGAAATCCTTTCCCGCAAATCTTTTTTATCCTTTAGCATATTTTCAAAGCTGCGGGTGCATGCGATGTTCTGCTTTGGCTTAATTTCCTCAAAATCGATTGAACTAATTCCCATCAAATCATGTTTGAGGCGAAGTCCTACTACTGTCATGTTTTTACGAACCCAGTCATCATTCATTTGGCTGAATTTGTAGGCATCTGTAATATTTAACGCCATAAGCCTTTTGGCGTGCTGTCTTCCAATTCCCCAAACATCGCCAATCTTGGTCCACTTCAAAGCCTTGATTCTTTTTTCATCACTATCGATAACGTATGCATTGCCGGTACGGTCAGGAAATTTCTTTGCAATCTTATTTGCAATTTTTGCAAGTGCTTTTGTCGGGGCAATTCCAACAGAAACGGGAATCCCTGTGCATTTCAAAACTCGTTTGTGTATAGCCTTTCCGTGTTGGTGCAAGTCCCAATTTTCAAAACCTATGAATTTCAGAAAGGCTTCATCGATGGAATAAACTTCCAAATCGGGTGTGAATTCTGCAAGCGTGGACATTACACGCTTTGACATATCGCCATAAAGCGCATAATTGGAAGAAAACACGTGAACATTGTTTTTTTCAAAAACATCTTTAAACTGGTGCGCCGGAGCGCCCATCGGACAAAAAGGCTTGCACTCATTTGAACGTGCAATAACACATCCGTCATTGTTTGACAGTATGGCGATTGGCTTTCCATTAAGCGATGGATCAAACACACGCTGGCAGGAAGCATAAAAATTATTACAATCTACAAGGCCAAACATCACCTGAAGGATTTAATGACGTTGATCACAATTCCCCAGATAAGAAGTTCATTTTCAGAGGTAACTTTTATAGGAGCATAAGCCTCATTTTCGGCAACCAACCAAACTATATCTTTTTCAATCAGAATTGTCTTAACGGTAAATTCTCCGTCCAAATAACAGACAGCAATATCTCCATTTTTCGGCTCAAGTGATTTGTCTATGACCATGATATCGCCATTGCAGATGCCTACGTCTTTCATCGAGTTGCCTTTGACTTTGGCGTAAAAAGTTGCGCTGGGATGCTTGATGAAAGTTGCATTGAAATCTAGTTCATTTTCAAGGAAGTCATCAGCAGGAGAAGGAAAACCAGCTGAAACACCGCCATCAAAAAAAGGAAGGCTCAGTGCAGTCCCTGTATTTGCTGTAAAAAACTCTAAAGTTTCGCTGTCGTGCAATCTGATCACTTTCATAGTTCTGCATTTTATGGACTACAAAGCTATGACTGAATTTTATAAATTAAATATTAAAGTTTTCAGATTAACATTTGATGTAAGATTGTACACATAAAAAAAGCGCCGAGATTGGCGCTTAAATATTTATAAATTCACTAGATGGAGCATAATATTCCCGTCCATCATCTAATTTTATTATTGTAGTTAATGGCCTTCCTGTAGGCTGAACTTCTTTTACGAAAACACCTTGGTGTCCTGTCAATTTATGTTTTAGTCTCATATTCTTTTGCTTTATTAAAAATAAAACTTTTTAGATCATCTAGATTCTTTTGATTGAACGTATGCCTTTCGGAATTGTCATTTTTCTTATTCCTGAATGTTGCATAAGTCACACCCATAGCCTCAGCAGCTTTAATTCCAGACATTCCAAAAGCATCCAATATTTTAAGTATTTCTTCTTTTGGTTCCATATTTAAATATTATTTTCATCCCATCTAAAAAATTCACTCAGATACTTCCAAGCACCTTTCAAAATAGCATCTTCGTTGTGTTCAAACTGATCGCAATTGTTTTGCACGAAAACACCAAACCAATTTTCACCTTCATATTCAAATCGATCTTGTTTTCCAGTAAACTGAAAATCCCCGAATTCATCAACATTTATAAATTCAATTAGTGATAAGCTTGGACGGTGGTAAATCCAAATCCTGTCATCATTCTGCGTACCATCTTCAATAGCAATCTGGCACATTAGATAATTTGGCTGTTCGAAGTTAAATTTTTCCATATATTTGTTTTGAATTTAATTGTTTCAATTAAGTTTCGTTTCTACAAAACGTTAAGCCTCTCTTTTCGAGAGGCTTTTTTGTCTATAATTCATCGCTGATTTTATCTTCAGCATAAGGTTGACCAAGTTCATAAGTGTAAACATCATCGATATATCTTTCAGTTCCATTTTCAATTTCTTCAACTGAAAGCAGGATATCATTTTTATCTGAATCATACCAACCTTCACTTTCAACGAAAATTTCACCGGCTGAACTTTCGGAAATTTCTTCATGTCGCTGTTTGGCAAAAATCTGTTTTGCTTCCTCAAAACTGTAAGCCAGAACATGTCTTACTAAATTAAATTGACCACCTTGTCTTTTTTTGTAAACTGGGAATTCACTTGGATTCATAATTTTAAAATTTAATTATTATTTGTTTCATTTCTACACTGCGAATATACGTTACTTTTTTGTAACGTAAAAATAAATATAAAACTTTAACATTTTTGCATAAAAAAACTGCATTCAGTAATCTGAATACAGTTTAGAAACACTTTCGTGTCGGTCCAAAAATACTATTCTTGGAGATGGTAATTATCTCTTGAAAAGAAAAATCTTTTATAAAAAAAAGAGGACGTGCGATCCTCTTTTTTGTGGTGAATCAATCCTCAAGGATTCATCTTTAGCAGTAAACCCCACTTGGAACTGCTCGATGCAAATATATTCAGTTAAATTTAGGAATATTTATACCATTGAAGTATTATCTTATACCATTAACTATACAGGAGATATCCTGCGATATCTCCACCACAAATATAATCCTAACGGTATAACCAACAATAAAAGCCACCAAAAAGAGAAACCTCTTTGTGCATCAGTTTCTTTATTTGAAGTTTCAGAACTCGTCTCATCTTCTCTTTTATAATTCAGATTTTGATTAAAATCAAATAGATCCTTTGTTCTAGAATTATCAGTGAATAATGATTTATCATTAAGATTTGATTTTTCTTCAGAAACAGTATTATCGGTTTTTTTTCCGTTGTTGACTTTTGCGTTTTCCCATTTTGTAGTCGTTTTATTTCCTTCTATAACGACTTCTTTTGTCATTGGCTTTGTGGGATCAATAGGCTCAAGATTTTCATTTTCTTCAACTACATTATTTTCAACTTTCTTTTCATTTTCAGCAACGATATCCGTTTGATTATGAATGTCGTTTTGAACGTCCTTTTCTATTACGGCCGTAGTTTTTGCTGAAGTTTCAATATTTGTTTCAGATTTATTTTCTGTTTTTGACTTTGAAGACTTTCTGGATCCGCAGGATGTTCCCGACAATAATGTCGCGAACATCAAAAATAAAATAACATTTTTCATAATTATCAATTTACCAAATTATCATATTTGATGATTGTTGAAGCAACGAACTTAGCAACCAGCGGTTTCTTCTCATCCCAAGCCTTCAAGTCATTTGGGTTTGAAATGAAGCAATGTTCAATCAAGACCGCAATGCCAGGCTTATTTAAGATTCCAATCTTTTTTCTAGGAGACTGGCTTTCAGTTTTTACACCACGATTTGCAATACCAAGAATTTTCGAAATACCGTCAACCAATTCCTTTGCCATTTGTTTGCTCAACGCTCCAGCATTGTCAGAAACAAAAACTTCTGTTCCTGTTGCTTTTGAATTTGCTGATGCATTCATGTGATTATCGACAATCACATCAGTTCTGTTTGGCTTGATTCGTGATTGCAAAACAGTATTGGTTTCGCTGTCATTATCAGTATCAAAATCATGTCCTTTCAATTCGGCCAGAACCAAATTTCTAAGGCACATCATTTCTTCACTTTCTTTTCTTCCGTTGTAAGTTGCACCAGGATCATTTAAGTGATGTCCTGCTAATGGAAATGCTTTTTTATTGCTACTACTCATCTTCTTTTGGTTTTATTTCGTTTATATTTAAGTTCTGATTGAATTTTTTAATCTTTTCCATCCATCCCATGGGAGGAAATACACCATTTGTAAGCTTTGACATATTTACAAATGCAGATCCTGCAGGATATAGAAAAACTATTAGCCTGGTCACTAGCGATAGATAATCATAAAGCCATTTATGATAAGCCGTCATTCCGTTAAGAATTTCAAATAGGATTCCACATGCGATACACAATCCGATCTTTCCCATCAGGCCAAATAGATTTTTTTTAAAAGTGAAATCTTTTGCTTTGAAACCGTGATATATCGAACCTATAAAATGGTCGATAGCAATCGCTACAAGAACCCCAAAAATAAAATCTCGATTCAGCATCGTCCAGACGTTTATCTTTTCGCCTAAATATGCAATAGGGCTGATTGAAAGCACAATCATGAATGTCGACTTCAACTTAATAAATGCAGTTCCTGAATAAAATGCCAGAAGATTGCTTAGGAAAAATATTTTTATCTGATTGATCATGATTTCTTTTCTAACAAATTAATCGGTTCATTGTCGCCGGGTTTTGACATCTCCTGATGTGGATCTATTTCATGAATCTTTAGATTGCATTCTGCACGCAAAGCTGTTCGCTGATCTAATATGCTTTGAGGTATCGCAACACCATCTATAATTGATTTTTCAACATAAGGCGCAACAAGTTTTGAAATTTCAGTTGTATAAAAAGCATTTATTGCATCAATCTTAGACTGATTTACGTTTAAAATTTCCTGTGATGTTGCGCTTTCAAACCAAACGGATCCATCCCATTTAGCCTTGATTATATTTTCATCTGGCAACTCTGCATCTATCAATTGCCAATCAGAAACCAAACTGCCATTTATTTCATTGCTCCAATTTTCAAGCAAAAATTCTTCACTGTAAGCTCCACCAAAGCAGAACCCATTTATCAATCTTATCTTCATTACATCACTTCTTGAAATGTTAAACCTATTAATCCGTAAGTTCCAGTATTTACACCTAAAGCCAAACAAACCGAATACCCTTTAGGGATTAGAACACCGCTAGTAACAGTATAGTCATAGTTTTGTGGTTGCATAACTGCTTCAAAGCAATCTATTTTGTTTATCCATGTAGTTGTAGGTTTTTGCCGTGCAAAAACAGCAACCGCATTACCGACTCCAGACGTTACTCCGTAATTACTACTTCCTGTTACAGAAATTAACGTCATATTAAAAGGCGCAACAAAGATGTTACCAACATTTGTTGTTACGGGAATAGTCGCCAAAGTAGTTGCTCCAGTTGATACTGAAAAAGCGGGTGTAGTTCCTAATTCTATTAAACCGTTAAAGTTTCCGGGATTACCGCCCGAATAGCGCATGTTAAAAGAATATGTCCTTTGCAAAAGCTTTGAATCAACATAGTTTTTTACGCTATGCTCTGTTGGAAATTTGTCAATAGAATCTCCAAGTGGCCCATTTGATTTATTGCTCGCTAGTTCTCTTAACCCAACAGAAAAAGCCAAAGAATTTAAAGCGTTTTGCGCTTTTCCGAATGCAATTAAAATGCTATCTGTGCTAACTATTGGTCCTGAAATTGTTGTAAATCCTGATAATAAAGTCGCCAAAACGCGAGCTGCTGTATGGTACTGTCTGCTTCCTTCTGGAACTACAGTAGTAGTCAATGTTTCCAGCTTGTAATTAGTGTAGTCGTTAGCGTTTTCTAATGCTTCATTCATTTTTTCCAAGACATAAGCTTCTGATACTCCTACAGGACCAGAAGTGTCGCTAGAAAATATAAGCGTCAAATCTGGATTGACCATTTGACCGCTTTCGAAGCCATACATACCTGGCGCTCCTTTAAATTGGTAGAGATATTTGACATCGTCCAATGTTACTCTTACATAATAGATATAGCTTATTTCTTCAGTATCTTCATCATAGCTTACAGGCGGATTATTATTATTGATAAGGCTAAGAATGTCGGTTCCATATACTGTTCCGTAATCTCGAACAATAGCATATGGCGCTGAAATTATCTCATCAGCAGTTTGTTCAGACGGATATATGCTAGGCAATTCGAAAAGCTTGGAATCGATGCTGTCTGAGCCGATAGGACTAAAATTACCTTTCCCCAATTTCCACAAAAAGAGCCTTTGCACGAACTGTTCAATCTCAGATCCATCTTCAATTGGCTGGAAGACTGAAAGAAAAACAAGCTCATCAGATTCAACTAATATTCCAGTATTGTCGAGTATTTCCGCAAAAGTATTTGTATCAGAAATTACACCTAGCAAAACCTCTCTGACCTTATTGTTCTGGCTTTCGTTGCTAGCTGCTGCCAATAACTTTGATACAGTTAATGTCTCAGATAAGCCTTCAGTTGAAACGAGGATTTTGGAATCAGGGTTTACGTTTTCTTGAACTGGAAATTCATCAAACCTCTTACCGAGGCTGATCACATTCTGTAATTGAGTAGTAAGTCCTGCTACCTTATTTGCAAGCTGAGTAAAGTTCATTATATTCAGATATTTGTACTTGACAAATGTAATAAATAATTCGTTATTTAGAATCGTTCTAAATTATTATGTAACTTATTTAGTTATTTTTGCTGTATGGAATTCTTAGGATTATTATTTTTTGTATGTGTTGGCGGTGGATGGCTTTTTGGCAAATTAGCTGGAAATGTACTATTCCCAAAAAAGAAGGATCCTTTGGCTGACTTCCTAAAAAATTACAAAGAGCCTCCGGTGATAAATAATCATTATCACACGCATATTCATCATCATCAAAATTTGACAATCATTGATGATGAGACAAAGAAGAAAGTATTGGAGTTGAACAATAAAAAAGCCACTTAATAAAGTGGCTTTTTTAATTTAATATCTCACAAATCCATTAAGTCCAGATTCTATAAATCCGGGTACCTCAATCGGAGAAGCTCCATATCCAGAATCAATAACTCCAGATGAATTATAAACATTTCCGTTTTTAACCATCTTTGCTTTTAGAACATAAAGATTTGATTCACCTAACGGACCTTCAGTATCGAAATCTCCATTTTTAGTATAACCAACTCCATCTATAAAAATGATTTCGTGAGAAAGAGCTTGACTTAATTTTCTCCAAAGTTCTTTGGTTAACGGCTCAAAAACAAACTCATCAACTTCATATAATTCAGCTTTCAAAAGTTTGGCGCTGGTATCAGTTTTATAAGTATCATTTTCTTCTTCTATCTGACCATTTACAACCGTATAAGGAATTCTTAAAATACCTTCAATTCCTGTTGCGTAAACGATATCTGTATTGGTTGAATTCTTATACTTGATTTCCTTGGTATCTTCATGGCGAACTTTCACGCTTATTTTTTCACTCAAATATTCAATTAATGGAAATGAAGGATCCTCATTTTTTAAACTCACTTGAAATTGCTGGTTTAAAAAATTAACCATGTCAATTTCAAACTCATAAATCTCATAATCGAATCTATTATAAATCGATTTTACATTTACTGAAGCATCAGCGCCAATATAATTGTCAGATATTATCAAAACATCAGCAAATTTGTTCTCATCAAAAACAATATCTTCTATTATAAACCAAGCCGTTCCAATAGTAAGATAATTTCCCGCCACCGCCCATTCTGGAAGGGAACCATTTAAAGTATAACTCCCGGTTACAACTCCAAGATCATAATCATAAGTGTTTCCCTGAACAAAATATATCCCGGTTTTACCATTACCTAGGTTATAGCGCATCGCATCTCTTCTATCTTTCAATCCTATATTATTTGACAATTGAACCGTTGGAATCTCGATAATTGAGCCATCCGTTTTTAGAACTTCAACTTTTCGGAAGGTATAATTTGATAAGAATTGAGTTTTAACAATATCAGCAGATTGAAATCGCTGCAATTCACAATGAGGAAGTTTTACATCTGATTCATAGCTCAAAGTATTCTCATCATTTTTATAATTCCCAGCGTCTCCCCAAACAATACGGTTTGCAAATCTTATCGGCAAAGATTTTGAAATATAGAAGAATGGAGAATTCATGCCTGTTTGACCGATATGGAAATCCTGTGTTTTCACGCATCCATATTGATCTCTGATATGCATTACATAATCTCCAGATGATAAGCCAGTGAAAGTATTAGATTCTTGCCACGTCATGCCATCTATTGAATATTCAACCTCCAAATTTTGGATAATACCAGATGTCACAATAACCGTGGCCCCATTTGGCGAGTTATTTATTTCAATATTAGCTGAAAAGTAAAATCGCGGTGGCATCTGAATTTGCTGTTCAATAATTTCAGTTCCTTTTCTGACTTTGACAGTAAAAGTTTGACCTCTTGCAAATTCTACATAAAATGGATTTTGAATATTTGGATTGACTGGATTTGGCAATATTATTTCATCAGCCAAAGTTGTAGTCCTAATTTTTGCTTTTACATTCAAGCATGGATTTGTCGCCGGCTCAAACTCGACCTGCTGGAATCCAAAAAAGCTACCAGAATAATTGTTGATAAAAAACACCAAGCTTGGATGATTGTCATACTCAGCACCTCCCCCCGGCGTATCATTTACATAAAATGTCGTAATGCTACCTATATTTTCAGCTCTTATGGTTACGATGTTAGAAATTCTCGAAACTGTGTAAGCTCCAGCACTATCTAAATTGATAGATTCTACAAAATTAATTGCATCTCTTTCGCCAGGTGTAAGTGTTGGGCTTCCAGAAGTAACTTCAAAGCTCGAAGTCCTCATGTTCCTCCAATTCCAAATCATTGTATTTATCGACGGTGTACCAAAACGGCCACCGTCATTTATTGAATCAAATCCGAGCTGTGCCCCAATTGGTAAATTTTCTGTAAAAGTAATCCTGATTATCGATGCTGCCATGATATCTCTATTTTATCTGTTTGCTGTTAATAATTTCCATTGGCCTTTACCATTAGGCTTAAGGTTGAATAAAAAACCTTTTTCAATTTCGTTTTTCTCATTTATGAATTCTACTAATCCGTAGAAGTTCTGAACTGTTTTACCAAGAATTACAGAAGACCCTTCTACTTGCCTCATTGTTTCAAAATCACATATATGTTCGAACTCTATCCATTCAGGCTTAAATCTAGGACGTGGCAATTCTGAGTTAATAATATTTCCATTCTCTGAATATTGCAATCCTCCAATTAATTTTGTTTTCAATGCGCTATTGGCCGTTGAACTTCCATATCTTATATAATCTGTTGGATATTTAATCATTCCGGATGCGATAACCCAAGCATGTCGCAGAAACATATTAATTGGCGAAAACCTCAAGTTTGTCGCAGTTTCTGGGCTAAATATACCAGATGGAGCCTCCATGAAATCATCCTGCCATTTTCTTTCTCTATAAAAATCCTCTACTGGATTCTTTTTCAAATCGTTGATAAATATGTGGTCATCGTATGCGGTATCTTCAGTATTATTTAAAGTTTCCGGCTTTCTTCTGGCAAACTCCTGCCCGTATTTATCTGCCCTATATTTTGATAATTGAGTATAGGTGTTTTTTACTCGATTGATAATCGTCGTAAAAGTTGATTTTGCGTTATACTCATCAAGTCCCATCGCTTCTTCATACTCCCCGCCTTGCATGTAGCCAAATTCTAGTGAAGAATAATAGTAATCTGCAGCGCAAGATCTCTTTACATTTTTAATTTGATTAGGCAATTTGATTGTTGCATTGAAATTATAAAAATAAGATAGCGATTCAAGCCTTACCCTTTCTCTTCTGTTGATTGTCTCAATCCCCATACCCAGATTCCAAACTGCAGCATATGATGACATGAAATCTTTGAAAGTAGTTGTAAGTGGCTTAAACAAGTTTACAACCTCAGGTGGCCCGACTGTAGGAACTGGCAATTTATCAAAACCACGCACCCAAAAACCGTGAGTATTTCCGGTAAGCGCACCAGGTCCATTTATTGAATATCCGATATCTGTCCTTCCTAAAAATTCAGAATAAACAGCATCTTTCTGATTGGTGCAAATAGCAACAAGTCTTTCTGCCAATTCATGCGCCAAAACAAATTTTGATTTTGTCTGTTCATAGAAAGAATCTTCTTCAACAGTAAACTTTCCTCCAAGATTGTCTATTGTCAAATAAAACCTTTCGCTTCCAGAAGTATTTTTCAAATCAGCTTTCATAAAGAATTCAATGGAAGCGCTTTCTCCTGATTCTAAAGTTATCATCTCATCAAAAGCAATTTCAAAGTTTCTTTGATTCACTCCCCACATTCCTCCATTAGCATCAGAATCAAATAATACCCTTCTATCTTTAACGATAAAAGAACTGCCATCATAAAAGGTTGTTATGCTAACTTTAAAAAAAGCCCATTGCCAGTCACTTTCATTAACAACTGGCCTAAACTTGAAACTATCTGACATAACACGCAAATTTCTCTGACGTTCTGCAATCGCAAAGAACATCATACCAGCCGTTCCTTGACCTTCTGAAGCATTGCTTCCTGGCAAAATAGAATGCACTTCCTCATGGCTTCTGTTTACAAGCTGGAATGGAACTCCGGTTGTCATGCCGCGCGTATTTCCATCGCTAGATCTAACACCCATAAACTCATAGCGGGCCGTATCATTTATCTCCCACGTCGATTTCAAAAATATCCTCCTACCTTCCAAAAGCATCGTTTCTGTTTTGAGTTCTGGTAATGGCTTTCCGTCGATCGTAGTCAATCTGTCAATTTCCACATTTTCAGATTCTCTTGATTTCAAAGCTTGTTCTAAACCGCCTGAATTAAATTTTACAGAAACTTTTCCGTCTTGGATTTCTTTAGTTGATAAATCGAGATATCCAGAATAAACCACGACCCATACATCAGTTTGCGGATGCTTCTCGAATTTGGTAAGTTTCAAATCAGCTTGAACTCCATATAAATCATCAATCATATTTATGAAGTCGGCACCATTTCCAATATATTTCGCGTTATTGGAAAATTTAGCAATAACGCCATGATAATCCTTATTACGGGTATATTCTTTTTCATCACTATCCCATCCTTCAGGTTCATCTATTATCAGAGTACCTTCAATATTATGATAAAGCTCATATCGAACACGGTCTTTATATGCTGGATTTATTGTTCCCATTATGCGTTCCAGTTAGTATTTTTATATTTCCAAAGCTCATGTCCCATATCGATTTTAAGCATGTTGTTTACAGTGACATTTGTTTTGTTTTTTTCAATTGCTTTTCGAGTAAGAATCATTTCTTCCAAAAGCTCTTTACCATAAGTTTTTTCAAAAATCAAAGATGCTTGATAATCGTTTGCCTTTGAATTTTCCATTTCCAATGAAGCCATAAAAGAAGCGCGCTGAAGCCTATTAAATTCCTTGACATTACTGTATACATTATCCCCTTTTTCTAAATAAGTCAATGTAGGCCTATTTGGAGTTAGGAAAGCACGGCCGTCAGCTTTTTGGATAACCTCGCTAACATATCCATCTCCTACTTCAGCAAATTCAGCAGGCCCTCCAATACGTCCATCTTTATATTTTGGAATTGGTGTAGCTAATACTGCAGCAGTCTGAATACCCCCTAAAATACCAACCAATAAAGCGCCGGCATTACCTGCTATTGGTCCAAGCTGAGCATATGACTGCATTATACCTTGAGCAGTTGCAAATCCAATCTCTACGATCGAAAGAGCCTTATTCATTATAGCCTGTTTGATCTGCTCTTTCCTTTTTTTATCTTCAAGCTTTTTTCTATCTTTTTCAGCCTGCTCTTCTAATAGTTTTTTCTGAGCAGCATCATTTCCAGCTAATTCAATCTGTCGATTATAAAACTCATCATTTCGTTGAATTTCATTGTCTATATTTTGAATTCTAGTTTCCATGACAGCATTTGCCAAATCCATTAGAGCACTCGCAACATTTTGAGATGCTTCTAAAACAGCTTCAGAAAATTCTGCTTCTCGTTGAGTTTTCTCATCTATGTTCTCAATGTAATTTTCCTTTTCTAGATTTGAATATTCAGTTTTAGCAGCTTGTAAATCCTCTGCAAGCTTCTTTCTGACTTCACCAGAAACCTGTTCTTTCGCTTCTTTAGCATCATTTGTAGCCAATTCGCTTTCGAGTCCATCTATCTGGATTTTTAAAGCATCTAGCGCAAATTTTTTCTTTATTTCAAGAATTTTATTTTCATGATCGAGAATTGCGCTTTCTCTATCGCGCATATTCATGGATTCTAAATCATTAGAAGCTTTGAATTTTTTATTTTCAAATTCTATAGCCTCATTAATCTGGCGTTCCTGTTCTGCTTTTGCTGAATCAATATTTTTCTGATAGACTGCAACCTGTGCATCAATAATTTTCTGTTGTTCCTCAGCGGTTCTTTTAGCTATAACAATTTTATCATTTTGCATTTTTTCATAAAATATCTTTTCAGCAGTGGTCATTTTTTCAACCGCTAACTGTTCAGATAATATCAGTTTTATTCTAGCATCTGCCCCTTTGATATATATATTAAATTCATCTTTAGATAGCTTCTCTAAACCTTCTTTTTCAAGAGCCATTATCTTGAGCTTATGTTCTAAAGTTTCAGAAGACAGAGCTCGATCAAACTGACTGTTTTCGTATAAAGCATCCATTTTTTCATCCAATGTAGATTTCTCATCTTTTAAAATATCATCATTGAATGCAGAGCTATATTTAAATCTGTTTTCACGCAATTGAAAGTCATCATTTTCAGCATTTTTTAAGCTATCAATATATTTTTTTCTAGCTCTCTCAATTGCAGCAATTTCAGCTTTGGACAATTCAACTACTGCTTTTGTTTTTTTAGCTGATGATTCGGCGGTTTGATTGATAATTTCATTTAATGCTTTCATTGCACCATTTCCCGCAGAAATCTGTTTATTATATTCACGGATGGCCTCATTATTTTTTTTAATCTTAAATTCAATTTCTTGATTTGGATCATTTGGATCATAACCAATAGAAAAAGGCTTTTCGTATGGTTTTTTTTGCTGAGTCAATTTATAATTTTCGAGTTCCAATTTTTTAGCAGCATTTGAATTTTCAGCTAAAAAAGCTTGAATTTCTTCTCTTCTAATTTTGGCTTTATCTTTTACAATTGCAGATTCTTGTTTAAAATTTATATCCACCGCCCTTAGCCTTTCTTCAAGTGCAGCTATTTCTTTCTGAGTTTCCTCTTTGGTTGATTTTGCAGATATTTTTTTTAATTTTTCAATGTTAATTAAAATCGTTTCTCTTTCATTTAGGGCCTGATTGATTTTTGAATTTATTGAGCTCTTTGTGTCATTGTAATACTTCTCAGAAATCTCTTGATTCAAAATTTTATTTTTGGAAGATGATGATGCAAACACAAATTTCCATGCAGAAACAGCCTCTCTCAGTTGAGCAATCAATGAACCAAAAACCCTTGTTACAGTTCCGTCTCCTGAATTTAATTCTCTAACAAAATCAACCCAAGTATTTGAAAGCCTAGAAGTCTCAGCATTTAAGCTTTCAACTCTATTTAAGTTCTCAACACCGTAAGCCTTTTCCAATTCCTTTGCAAATGCGGGAAGAACTTCGGCTGCCAATACTTTTCCATCTTTCAAAAGTTTATTAAGCTCCATTTCAGTAACTCCCATAGATCTAGCAAGAATTCCAAATGCTCCAGGCAATCTTTCTGCTAACTGACCACGTATTTCTTCAGCTTGAACATTGCCTTTTGAAATCATTTGTTGTAATGCAAGAAAAGCACCTTGTTGCTGATCAACAGATAACCCCATAGCTCCAGCAGCCTTTGATACGCTTTCAAAAATTTCTTTTATTTGTTGAGCGCTGATTGCTCCAGAATCAATTGCATTTTGAGAAGCAGCCAAGAATCCTGTATATGATCTTGTCAAACCATTTATTTCAATTCCGTAAGCTTCAGAAATTCTAATTAAAAACTCTTGAGATTCGGCAAATTCATCTTGCGTTCTGGTTACTTGTTTTAATGCCAGATCCAGTGCCTGAGTTTCTCTAGTAGTTTCAAATATGTTTCGAGTTATATTAGCAAATGCAGTAACTCCACCTACAATACCAAAAGCCCCCATTAGGTTGCTTAAATTACTTGAAAGTCCAGAAAAAGCAGATGAGTAATTGCCAATGTTTTTTGTATAATTCCGGATAGAAGCATCTACCTTTTTTACACGCGCATCAAGAGCATCGAACTCTTTTTGAGCTTTCCTTATTTCAGCATTATTTCTAACTTCAGCACTTAATAAATTAGCCAAAGTCTTTTGAGCTTCATTTCTTCGAGCATTAAGTTTTTGATATGCTCCAACCATTCCCATTTTTTCAAGAATAGCCTGTTTCAAAACTTTATTAGCTTCTTGTTGCTGAATTCTTTCCTCTAATGTTAATCTGGTTGATGATTTTGTTTGCCTATCCTGCTGAGCTTGTAAAGCAAGCTCCTCTTTCATTGTTTGCAGTTTTGCCTTTTTCACTTTTTCAGCAGAAAGCATTGCAGCTTCTTCTTTCTTGATAGCATCAATTGCTGTTTGCGTAGCAAGAGCCTCTTGCTGTTTTAAAGTTATAAATTCAGACTGCCCCTTGATTTTTGTGTACTGTGAGTATATAGTAAGAAGTTCTTTTGCTGATTTCAAAAGTTGATTTTGGGCACTTACTGCTTTTTTCATTTGTTTTGCATAATCATCACCCCATCGAAGAGCCTCATCTTCGATAATGTCTTTTCTAGTTATAGTGCCTTTTGCCATTATCCTCTAGATTTAGTTTTTTTATTATTTATTGGTGGAGTTTCTGATGCCTTTATTTTCGACGCAACTTGCTTTTGCATGGATAAATACTTTAAGCACGAAAGTGTTTCAAAATCAAAGTCAATTCCTAGAATCGCAGAATAGCTTGACAAAACATCATACAGACTGGTTTTTGGTTCCGTATTAGATTTAGGCAGCATCGATTTAAGGCTTTCAATTTTAACTAATAAACCTTCTGATTCTCTATCAATTCTTTCGATGTCGTCAAAATATGTAGATTGTTGAATTTTATAACCCCATTCACGAAGTTTGGCGACAAGCTCATTATTCCAGTCAAATTTTAGACATTCTAAAATGACCTTTATAGTCTTGTGCTTGCATCTAAATGAATCTATTTCTTTTGTAAGCCTAAATATTTTTTTTGAATCTGAATTCTCACTCTTTTCTGAAAAAGAAACGGAAAGAGATTGCCATAAATCAGCTAGTACTTCGGGTTTTTCAATTTCACCTTCTTGAAGCAATAGGGTTAAATCGCCTCCATTAACAGATATCTCTTCATAGATTACAATTGGAAGTTTTGCGAGTGTATTGTACATTATACTTCAAGTATTTTTCGTGAATTTTCAATTATAAATGGTAATATCTTCGATCTAATAACTTCTTCTAAATGTTTATCTGAAAGCCCAAATAAATCTCTTGACAACCACGGGTTTTGTGGATTTGTTGAAAGGATTATATCATTTTTAGGATCCTTTGAACTGATTCCAATTTCACCTGATTTCTGATACATATAGAATCCATTAAACCAATCTTCTGTGTCTACACCAGTAAAAGGCTCACCGGCTTTTTTCTTGCCTCCACTCATTACCTCAGTAGCTTCAGAATAAAAACCAATAGCTTTTCCATGTATATCTTTGCTTTCAATCTCAATTTGATTTTTATTTAAATCAATGATAAAACTCTCTAGTTTCCGTATATACATAAACATATCTGTTTCAATTCTTCTAGGTTTTATTTTATTCGCTTTTTCGATCTGCTCGTGAAATGAAGCCATCTGGATAAGGTTTAAAAAAAATGGCAGACAGATTGACCTGCTGCCATTTTATATTATTAAAAACGTGTATTATTTTTTAGTTGCTGGTTTTACAGAATCTCCATCTGCTTTTGATACAGATGTTTTACCGGTCGCTATTTCGTACGCTTTTTTTAATTCGGCTTCTCTTTTGGCTGATGGAATTGCTAAAAAGTCATGAGTAGAGCCTAACTCAGCTTTAAAGTCTTCGAAAGATTTATTATAATCTTCAGCGAATGTGATTCCTTTGTATACTCTTTCCATTATGTGATAGATATTACTAATGGTTCAGGTGATTCCATTTTTAATTCAGCTTGAGAAATCACTCCATTTAATTGTACTGTGAATCCATTTGCAAATCCAGTTCCATTGATCGTGTAAATTCCATTGGAATCAGCACTTACAAATGTTACCGTCTCAGTTCCACCATCAACATCTTTAACAACTACATTTGCAGCTAACAAAGATTTAATTTTAGTAGAACCTCCAGCGCATCCAGTTGAAGCTGTAAACTTGATTACAGTTGCAGATGCTGAAACTTGTTTCAAAACGATATCGTAAATACCGTCAATATCAGATGCTGAAAAACCTGGTCTTAAAACAACACCGTTATTTTCATACTGGTTGAAATCTTTATAAGTCACTTTCACAGGAGTATAAGGCGGTTTATCTGGCATCGCATCAACACGCTTTCCGATATCCAATGTCACAAATTGGCCTTTGACTTTTCCAGCTGAATCTCTCCATGCTTTTACTTCTCCATCTTCTGTGATTTCGAATAATTGGACTTCCTTTTTATTAAAGGTTTTCAATGCCGCATGAGAGCATAACCCTAAATAAGAATTGAAAGTGATTACCTTTTTGCCTTTGGCCGTGGTATAAGTTTTGTTTCTTCCTTCAAACACTGTATCTTCAGTATTAGCAGATGCTAATTCTTCCACATCGTATAAAGGAAAAAGTTTTTTATCTGCAATACCATCATTCCATTTAGAAATATCTTTCGCATCTTCGATGGTATCGAAAGAAAAATCCAATGGAGCAGCAACAGTCTTTACAACTACGCTTTCAAGGCATTGCTCACTAGCTCCGGTGTTAGCGAAGTTCGTTTCGTCGTTATTACATTCTACATATGGTCCCATATATATATTTTTATTTATTAATAATTAGCATTTAGAGTTCAGATAATATGAAATGTCGCCTTCAATGGCAAAAACATGAAAAGGTTGCATATTTACCAGCTTCAAATTTTCTATGTTTATTTTGTTGAATATTTTAGTGATATCCTTTTCGATTATTGGAACTTTTACGATTCTAGATTTCTTTACAATTCTGATAGCATCTTCTTGAGCATTTAGATCAGCTCTGTTTTCTAATTCCGGATAAAGCCTTTTAAGATTAATCATAAAAACAATACTGATCGTATTTGTAAACAGAACACCTTCTTTAGTTTTATGCTCGCTATCCTCAATAAAAAAAATATTACCGTTGTTCTTATCATTTGTAAAAACATCTTTGTATTCTTTCTTTCCGATATAAGCTTCTAACGTATCTCCTTTTGTTTTTGATGGATTTTTAAAAACCCTACCGAAAACTTCAATTCCGCTCCATCCAATTTTATCATGAATCATATTTTGAATCATGTTTATTTTGGCATCTATTCCTTTGGGATTTTCAATTAAATGATTCATTACCAAAAATTAGGTGATTTGATTACAACTGGATCTGGGAAAAAATACTCAACAGCGTTTTTAATTGAATTATCCCTAAACCATTTCAACCCTCTAGCAACAGTATGTCCGTTTTCATTTTTATAGCCTTCAAGTTCAAGCTTTAAATTATTCACTGCCATTTTAGTATTTCTTTCTTCAATGTTTGATCTACTAGTAGAAATAAACATTTCAATTACTGAACATGCTAAAGTATAGCCGATGGCTTCATCGAATATTGAAATTCTGTTTGTTATCTTATCTGAATAATCAGATAATTCTAAATAATCCTTTGATTGGCTAAAAACACTAGACAATACATAAAGCACAGACTGTTTTCTTAATTTTCTTAATTCCAAATTGAACTCTTCATCATCAGCATCCTCATTATCCATAGATGAATAAACATTTGAAGGAACTGCAAGCTTATGAAACCGACTAAATTTAATCTCAGAAATGCCTGTTAAGTTATAATCATCAACTGTCAGAGAATCGCTTGAGATATTGTCCCAAGCGATTCTTTTTTCCAACAGTTCTATGACCTCTTCACTGTACATGTTTAAATTTCTTTAATAAGTTTTCGTTCCAATAGAGAGTTAATTCTATCTTCATCAAAGTGACTTACGGAATCCCCAACAGCATATGTTTCGGCAACATAACCATTTGGCACATACTGTTTAGAGTCTTTAAAAGACTTAACAACTAAATAGGATTTAAATTCCTTTGGGTTTTTATCCTGCTGTGACTTTTCCTTCTTCTCAGGTTTAGTTACTTTTTCCTGTTTAGGTTTGGTATCCTGATTAGGTTTTTCTGATGAAGTATCTTTTTTTTCGCCTTCATTTTTGCCACTTTCAGATGGAATTTCTTCTGCTGAATTTTCTACTTCAGCAGAATCTAGAGTTACTTCTTCAGTTTCAACTGTTTCAGATGATTCTCTAGATTGAATTTTTAAAAATTCCTCTTCGGTACCTGTGAATCCACCAGCAATAGCTAATTGATATTCAGGATTTACATTAGAATTTGCATCATTCTTTGCCATTTCCTTTGGGTTTTTATCCTGCTGTGACTGTTGAGTCTAACAGATAGATTGATTGAACATTGTGAATTACAGGAACAACTCTAGCTTGAGAAGTTGTATGCTCCGATAATGAAGGCTTATTCTGGCGATATTTTGAAACTAGAATATATCCATCTGCAACTTGGTATTGAACTCCATCAACTGGGTGATTTTGTTCTGCCAAACGAGCATAAACTAACTTACCGACATCAGTTGTATTTAAGAAAACAACCTGACCAGTGGCCCAGGGTTTTACTGAAGTTTGAATTCCGTTTTTCTCGTATCTGATTGTACGGTCAACAATTTCGAAAACAAAACCGTATCTGTCCTTAACTGCTGTGTTTAACTGACTAAAAGTTGGAATTGGGACATTATTCCCAATAATTTGAAGTCCAGAAGCATAAATATCTTTAGCTTCTTGTGTTTTTGAAATAGCATTCCAAGTCGCTCTGTCAAGCATTACTACAACTGTAGGATAACCATCAGCAGATGCTTTATCCAACAAAGGTTGCATGTCAGTAAATGGAGTTGAAGCAGGATCTGTCCAAGCTGTTTCAGATTCAAATTTATTTGCAGGAAGATAGCCGTAATCAACTCTCACATCTGCTCCTACATTCTCATCGTCAAGTACTAAGGCTAAACCAGTTGAAAGTCCTTCCAAGAAAATCGCTTCATTTCGTTCGTAAACACCACCGATAGATTTACCTGTATCTTCGAAAAGTTTTTCCAATATCTGAGCATCAGTTCCATTCATTGCTACTAATGTATCAAGATCTGTAAGCTGTTTTTCATTAAGCTTGAATTCCATTCCCATTTTAGGAATATCACCAGACGCTTTTCCAACGCTAGCTCTTTTTTTCAAAGGAAGGCTTGAGTCCATAGAAACGATATCGGCTGCAACTAATGCACCATTTACGTTTAATGATTCCCATTTACCATCAAGAGAAAAAGCAGGCTTCAACATCTTTTTAAAGAGATATGTCGGCTGTCTGTTTTCTCCGTTTAACGTTTCAGTAATACTAACCGTAATCGCAGGAAAGTATTTCTTTACCCATTCAATAAATAATGACTGTTCCATATTAGTCTGCTCTTTGGTCGATTAATGGCAATGCAGTTTTAACAGCTGCGGCAATTGTCGCAAAGTCAAAAGGTGCTGCCACCGGGTTAATAGTTCCTCTCACCATAATACCGGCGAAGGCTTTAGATGTTTCAATCGTAGCGATCAGGATACCTGCATAAGTATGTCCTGCTGGCAAAGCTGCATAAGCAGTAGCTCCAGCATTAATTGGCATAGGCTTATGATCACCTGTCGCTGTTTCTTTAATAATTACATGGCCAGCTTCGATAACTTTCGGAGTAAAGCCAGTAACATTTAAAGATCTGCCGCCTCTGATAGATTGAAAATTATCTACAATGACAATGGAGTCTCTTCCTGTGCCAATGTTCTGAGGCGTGTTATTCAAATTGACTGTTGCCATAATTTGATTTTTATTTGTTAAACAATATTTTTAACCACTTGATCTACAACATCCTTAGAAGCATCTCCTTTTGAAACTGTAGCCGGTGGCACGCCTCTAAAGTCTTTATTATCTATTGATGTCTGGAACATGTCAGTAAATTCTGTTTCCAACTCCTTAACCTGATCTTCAATTGAAACTTCTGATTCTAACTTGATTCGATCAAACCATCTCTCTTTATGTTCTGGTTTGATTGCTTTTAAGACATCTGATTTTTCAAAAACTGATTTTGCTTGCTGGGTTTTGCTTTCAATTGCTTTTCCAGATTCTAAATCAGCAATTTTTTTAAAAAGTCCTTTTGCCCATTCTGGAGCATCATCTTCAGGCTTAGTTTCTGGTTCTTCTTCGGTCTTAGCTGGTTCCGATTTGGCTTTTGCTTTTGCTTCAAGTCCACGAACTCTATCATCTTCTTTAGCGATAGATTCGAAGCCTATAAGTTCATTAGCGTCTTTGATAATTAAATCAACCGCATCGTCATCTGCATCATCCGCAGGCTTTGTTGAAAGTTTAGCCGTATATTCGTCTATCCTTGCTTTTGATAGGTTCGCCTTAGGAAATAAGACCTTAAGTCGTTCCGCTATCTTTTCTTTTGTAACTGCCATTTTCTTTCGATTGTGTGATTAATAATTTAAAAGACAAATGTAAATAAAAAATCCTTATTTAGAATCATTCTAAATAAGGATTTTTATAATTGATTAATTTAATTGATTATTCTATTGGTTTTGTAACTTCAACATCTCCAATTCGTTCAATTTCCAAATCTGAATCATCTGTCAAGTCAAGAATATCAACTGCAGCTTCTTTAGATATAATTTTTGCATTTACTCCAGATGCTAAAGTTTCAACTGTAGTTTTCAAATCATCAGGAAGGATTGAATTAAATTGAATTGAAAAAAGCAGATCAGATATATCTTTTTTATATTTAATAGCAGTTGTGTTTATGGTTCCGCTGGTCAAAATATTAAGCATTCTCTCAATAATAGTTCTATTTTCACCTTCATTCAATTTTGCTTTCAAAATTGCATCAAGAAACATCAGCTTCAAAGCAACTCCAGAAACGTTTCCTAAACCTTTTAGGTTATCAAAAGATAAATTAGGTGTTTGACTTAATGAATAAATAAAATCTTCCAATTTATCTAATTCTAATTTAGAACTTTCCGGCGCATTTGAATTAATTAAATATTCTGCATCACCATGGACAACTCCACCTTGGCCATCTCTCTTTTCCTTCATTGGAAAGTGCAAAGCTTTTCCATCATCTTCAGGATCAGGGGCTGAAAGTATTTCACCATACAATTTAATTATAGGATGAGCAGTTCTGTCATTTGAACCTCCTAATTTAGACATTGAAACTTCTAATCTATCAATCATGCTTTGAACACCCCACCATTCCGGATAATCTTGTGACATATAAACAACTGGAATTCTATCAAAACCATGATCATCTATAGTATCAAGTCCCATAATATTATTTTGATCAGACATCTTATAAATTTTAGTACTGTCATAAATCCATATATGATTCACCGTTTTTGCAACCCCTTTTTCAGCGAATTCCCACATGAAAAGTATCATATCTCCCATTGAATCGAAATAAGGATAAAATTTCCCTTTTGATTGTTCAAGTACTCGCGATTTAATTTCTTTATTTTTATTCACTCCAAGCAATCTATTAATTAGCGTGTTCGGTTTTAGATTATTTATATAAAAAAGGATCGCGGATTCGGTTTCGCTTTTCTGGGTTTCTTTTAGTGCCTGCAGTTTGCTGTCAAGCCTGTTTGTTTTCCATAATCTAAGAACTTCATCAGATAAATCGTCTTTTTTAACTGCAGATATTGTAACGGGTTCTCCAACCTCAAAGCCTGTTGATACTGTTACAATTCTATTCTGAAATGGAACTTGTATTCTTATTGCACGAACTAATTTATAAGATTCACCTTCACCAATAGGCTTGTCTTTTTGTATTTTCCCAATTTGAGAATCTCTTGACTTTCTGTCAAGATTCTTATATTCATTTCTCAATTTGTCAATTTCTCCCTTATCCTTCGAAGTGGTTTTGATGAATTCAATCGCTTTTTTAGTATCCGTTTTTAGTAATTCGATTATATCTTCCATAGTAAAATAGTTAAAAGTTTATACCCAATTTTGTTAATGATTTTTCAGTTTTATAAATGAGCTCAGGATTATTGTGAGCAATATGACCATATCGTGCACTATCCCAAATGTGATTCCATTTATCAATTGGCTGGTTAATAGCAATTCCATTTATCTCTTTCATTTTATAATTCTGTTGTTCTTTCAGAGCTTGCTTGTATAGATGATTTTTCACAATATGAATCTTCTTTTTTTTCATTGAGGTAAGCCAGAACATCACAGATTTAGTTTTGCTGATTTTGTAAGCATTTACCCAACCCAGTTCATTTAATCCCCTTACCATTTCAACAGTTCCCTTATTCTCACCAGTATATTTATCTGCAGAATCACATGGAATTATGTCGTATTTTTTATCTAGGCCTAAAGTTTCGAATAAAAGAGAAAGATCTTCTGGATTTTCAATAGGTTCATAGCATAAGGGCTCAATCCAAATGTTGTAATCATCTTCTGCGTATTTTGTTAGAGTATTAGGATCAACAGTAAATCCGAAATCATTCGGATAAATAGCTGCTTTATCTTGAGGAAAGCTGTCAATCCATTCAACGATTGGAAAAATAATTCCTTTCATTGCTCCTCTCAGGCCTAAGCCGTAAATCTTCCAGTAGCTTTCATCAGCCGTCCCATTTTTTACATTTTCCGGATGCGGAGGTGGCTGATTGGTAGGACTTATCTGCTCAACTTTTTGTGTGCGCTTATTATAGCACATCACAACATTGTTTTTAACGATATAAGAACCTGGAAGCCACGGCTCGGTTATTAATATTTCATTTCTTTCTTGAACCGATATGTGCTTATTGTCATGAAAAGTTGTGCGAAGAAAAGCTACATCTGGACGCGTTAGCACGCTGTCAAAAAACCAGTGTTCAGTTACACTTGGGTTATAATCGGCCCACCAGAACTTACGGCAACGCATTTTAACTTGATCGAAAACAGACTTTTTTATGAACATCACCTCGTTAAAGAAAGCATAATCACAACCTCCCCCATGCTTACCATCTCCAAGGAAAACTATTTTACTTTTACCAATCTTAAAGCTTTTAATCTCATCATTATCCTTGAATTTATTTGGCAAACCAAAATCATCAAGTCGCCGTTTAAAATCATCGTAAAGTGTAGTTTTGAATTCGTTGTAAGTTTCTCTGTAAATATTTATTGTACAACCATTGACCTCAACAAAAAGGCAAAGCCAGATAATAATATCGATACCGCTCCAAGTTTTTCCAGATCTTGAAGAACCTTCAAGCCCTGCTCCACGAAATCCAGAAACCAATTCTAACTTGCCATCGACTAGTGCATATTTTTGTTCTTTTATGGAGTTGTAAAGAAGTTTATAATTTAGATTAGTATCTTCATCGATGATTTGAAGCTTCTTTTGAGCCATATCGATTTCCCTTTCTTTCAAAAGGTTTTCGAGTTCAGTCATTTCAGCATCTGTCAACATAAGCGAATCAATCTCCTAATTTTAATCTCAATTCTTTTATTCTATCATTCAAAACCTCATCATTTGAACCACACAGAAGAAGTTCCTGTCTTTTTTCCAAGGCCTTTTCAAGCTCAATTTTCAATTCGTCCATTTGTCATTTACATCTTGCACATCCGATTTCAAAAACATCACCCCCTTTTAATTCAATATTGAAATTATCGCCTTGAGTATTTTCGGCGAAATCAAGCATTGCATAACCGATTAACTCCGCGTCAACGGATTCAACTCCACCGACATATATTCTTCCGTCTTTTATTTCAAGGTCCATACTTCCAGCATTATTTAAAACTGCATCCATAAGTTTAAGATTATTGAATTGAAAAGCTGAAGCATAGGTTAATCTGTTTTTTATAATTACTATAATGGCGATATTCATAGTAATAACGCTATACGGCCAGATTTTCTAGATTATATTATTTGAGCTATTCAAGCCCAATCCGCTAAATGTATCTATCAAGTTATGATTTAACGAGGAAGAAATCCAATAACCCCGAGCGGTTCCTTGTGGGGACTTATCCCCTGTTCTCTATTGCTTCAAGTTTTCAATGAATTAGGAAACAAAGATAACTTTTTTAGTTATTTGATAACTTTTTTAGTTATTATTTTTCATTAGATAAAAGCATAAAAAAACCCCTTAATCTATTTTGATTAAGGGGTTGAAATTTTAATTTATTAATTATTAAACCGATTTCGGATTAGTTTTATCATTTAGATAAAAATTAATAAATGTCTTTTGATTAGTTGATGCAGAAGCAAAACTGATTTTTCTAGTGAGTTTAGTACCATCATTTTTTATAACAATATAATCGATGTCAGCCTCATATCCATGGGATTCAAAAACGGATACAAGGGTTTCCAAAGCTTGCGGATTCTCTTGACCTATCTCCACAAATGTTGGATCATTGTTTTCAAATCTATTAAAATTGAATCTGAAGGGATCTTTGATTTTTAAATCATCTAATTGCGGGTTTGAAAATTTTAATAGATGTTGCATGTATTTATGTTTTTGATTAGTGATAAATATAATAAAATATACCATTTGCAAAACTTTGCTAAGTATATTTTTATATTAATTAAAAACAGTATTATCCAGAAGTAGCTTTCCTGATCAATTCTGCAATTCTTGCTTCGCGCTCATCGGAGTTGGTAACGACAATTGGCGCGTCTGGATCTCCTTTAATGACATGTGTTTTATCTGGAATAATACCTTCAAGTTTGTCGATATGTTTGTCATAAGCCAAAAGTACCCGAAGTCCTTGAGGAGTTTTTTGATACTTTTCTTCCATCAAAGTCATTCTACGTTTAAGGACATCGACTTTCATATTCCTTTTCTTTTCAATCTCTAACTGTACTCCTTCATACCAGAGGTCAAAAGCTTTCTTAAGAAGGTTCTTTGCTTGACGGCGTCCAACGCCATATAAATCAATGATTTCCTTCATAATCAAATAGTCAGCTTTGCCCTCGATAATCCACTTCTGGATTTCAAAGACGCGTCTTTCAGTTTCTAATTTAGTGGATTTCATTTTTTATTTGGAATTATAATGAAACAAAAGTAACCAAAATAATTATATAGTAACTTTTTTAGTTATTATTTAATCAAAAGCTTGCACGTTACATTTTTGTAACGTATATTTGTACTCAGATAACAACAATCAAAATAAAGAAATATGAAATCTTCAAAATTAAACCTTACAGCAAAGCAATTAAGAGTAATCACATGGATGGATGATGTGACTGGAATGGATAATAAAATTGAAGGAAATGAATTAGTAATTTTCTACAAAGGGATGCCTACTTACTGGGAACATAGAATCTCAATGGAAGATGTTGCTGAAATTCTTCATGACATTATCAATATTGAAGATGAGAATTTTTCTTTAGCAAATAACTAAAAAACAGGGTAGCCGAAAACTGAATAGAGTAGGCAACTAGAACTGGCGGCAACAGCAATACGGCATCAAAATCATGTTAGAGGAAGCGTTCAAAAACATCCAGCAGATGGTCACGTCTCGAAAAGTAGTAGAACAGATCAGATTTAACAAGCTGACCGTTACGCTCAAGCTCAAAGGCCAGCCGGCCGAAAAGTGGGGCTACGGTTCTGCGATAGACATCCTCGAGTCAATAGAATTTGCTGAAAAGCAATTAAAAAAGTAAACAAAAAGCCCCTCGATTGAGGGGTTTTATTTATTATTCAATGTTGATTTCATTTTTATTGGTATTTTCATTTACTAATGATTATAGTCCATTAAAAAACCTTGAGCATCTTCAAATATATTTTTGTAACGATAAATTATCAAACCATATACTGTAAAGCGCTCATTTCCGGAAGCGTCATGCTCTACTAAACCTAATTCATTTAATTTCTCGAAATATGAATAATCTAATGTGCCAGATTTAGTAATAAATTTTCCCACTTCCATAAATTCTGGCCATAAGTTCTTTTTAAATATTTCTGAAGCTTTAATTAAAATTGGGGTAGGGAATTTATAGATATTATCAAAATAAATATCACTTTGAATATCAAAAAACAAACTACCAAAGTCTTCTAAATCACTTGTTGCAGAATATAATTGTTTTTCCAAAACCAATTTCTGATTAGAAAGTATATTTATTTCTTCTGTAAGATTAATGTTATCATTTAATATATCTTTACTTTTTTTGGCTTGTTTAAGGTTTTTATCATTTTCAACTTGAACTTGCTTCTGCAATTCTAAAATTTGATCATTTAATTCTAATTGGATTTTGTCTTTTTCTGATATTTGATTTGTTTGCAAGTCATAATCTTTGGATAATTGCCTTACATTTTTTCTTTGTTCCTCATATTTTTCTGAGTATTCATCACGCTCATTAACCACTGCAATATGATCTTCTCTTAGGACCACTTTTTTATCTATTACCTTTTCCGTGATTGATGGCATTAATCCAAATTCAATCCACAACGACAGCGATCTTGTGCCAATAACTATTCCATATCCTACTATTGTGAAAATCGTTGCAATCAATATATCACAAATTAAAGAACATATACTAAACTCCTTATTGGCAATGTAAACAAGATAATTAAGCTTTTGCTCTAGATTAACACCTTTGTCGAAGTTAAATAGTGCATACCAAAATTGCCAATGATGAAATATTAAAATAAATATCAGAGTTCCAAAAAAGGGATTTGAAAGCTTATCTTTTACATTCTGAAAAAATGATGATACGAAATCCATATTCAAAGTAATTTGTACAAATATGAAAAAGATAATCTAGAAATTAAGTATTTGAATCATTATTTTGCAATTTCGATTATTAGATACTGTTAATCTTTATTTGGTATATCTTTCATTTTTGCTTGTGAAGTGTTGATAATAGAGTAAATGAAATATGCAAATCAATTAATGTAAACACAGCATATTAATAAAAAATTAACCGATTTTGCAGTGTTAAATGTAAACATTAAATTTGTAGAACTATATAATACAAATACTTATCAACATTCAAAAATAAGTGAAAATCAAAAAAAAGATCAAAATGATAATTATCTTATTACTTTTTGATACTTCTTTTTTACTACTGCAATATCAAGTCAAAGTCTGTTGATAAGTCTGTTTTGATTTAGAAATTAATAGGTTTACTTTTGGAATGTATTACGACTGACTGTAATACAAAATCAAAAAAACCGAAGCGCTAACTTCGGTTCTTGAAAAAGTCAGAAACTTTGTCTAACTCAATTTTCACGTCGAATGAAAATATTTTATATGCTATATTGTGCATTAGCATTGCACCTTTTTACTTTGTTCCTCCGGGAAGTAAGGAAATTTATCCATGAGATAAAAAACTAATCCCTTAAAATAGGCCTATTTACTTTCAGTTTGTAGGTCTATTTATTTACAAATATACACACTTAATAATAAAAATTATACTATAGTCGAATATTTTTATCATTCAAAATTGGTAATTTCCATATTCTAAAATGGCAAATAACATATTTATGGATTATTTTCTACTTCAATAAGTTTCAATAAAGGCGTTGGATATGGAACATTTAAACCATCGAAAAAAGGAATATTATTTTGACAAAGCTGATATTTAAAAACTTCCACTTGATCTCTTAGATTACTTATTTCATCATCTTGATATTGATAGTTGTTTTGTGATATTTGTAAGCAATCAGATTCATTGAAACAATCTAATCCTAATTTGCCACCACATGCTCTACAATTTGCCATAACTATTGCTTTAAAGGTTTACTTTTGATTTGTCTATTGCCAAACCTCTCGGAATTAATCCGTGTACGTCGAAATGCCATTCGTAAAGCTTTTCAATTACCCAAAAAGGCAAAAACTTTGTACTTCTTATGTAAAAATCGATTGAATAATAACTTACGCTTTCGGCTAAACTATCTATTTCTTCAATCGGAATTATCTCTTTTCCATTATGATTAATTGGCTGAGTAAGCATTGATAGAGGATATAGCAACGGTTTAATATCTTCTAAATTAAAACGATTTAAAACCCATATTGTCATTTTTTTTTCTTCATAATGACCATACATATAAGGTCTTTTGATCGGTAAAATATCTAAGTAAAAAGGTAAATACCCCGCTATTTCTTTAAGTGTGATTGATTCCATATTTATAAATTTTTAAGTGTTAATTTGTTAATCAATTCCCTTTCGTACACGTAATAAGTTTTAATAAAAAGTTTTTTTACATCGAGCTTATCTTTGTGAAGAAACTTGCCATCTTTTATTTTGGTAACGCGTCCTGATTCATCCACATATAAAAGCCCAGCATATTCAGGAACCTCTTCTTTAGATATTAATCCAACTGGAACCGCGTAAAAGAATTTATTAGGAATCATTGTGTTTTCAGTCGATTTAATCTCAATTTCTGATGATATGTGGATATGAAAATTAACTTCGCTTCCATCATTGTGATAATTGTGCCTTTCTCTCGAAATGATCAGTTCTGGATAATCCCTGCAAAGGTCCCAACTTGGATTATAAATCAGATTATCCCTTATTTTTTTGATAAATAATCCTGTCTTGATTTCATTGCCTTTGTGGATGCTATGCTTTTCTTTTTTGAAATCCGCTTTGAAATCTGATCTGCTTATTTTTATTTCGACTTCATAGCAGAATCCGGATGCAAGAAAACTAAGCCAGTCACTCTCATTGTTGAAATAATATGCATTTGTGAATTTGTAAGGATGAGAGTGAAACGCCCTAAAAAGGGCGCTTTGTATTTTTTTTTCTGTCAGCATTTTATCTATAGTTTTAAATTCCACAATCTTGATTAAATATCTTCAAGTTTATAATATTCAATTATTTTCCAGTGATTTGATTTCTTTCCATCAACCTCTATAATTTCATTTCTTTCTACTTTAATACCTTTAGAATCTGGTTGATCTTCATCTTTAAACCATTCATACCAAACTCCGATTTTTACTTTAATTTCATCAGGTTTCCTTTTAGTTCCTATTTGCTTAGTATCATCATAAGTTCTATGAAAACGCTTTAGCTTTTTTTCATACTCCAAATCAATTGTTTCATTAAGCAACTGAACTATTTTCGATTTGTTCCTGTCGATTTTGTTTTGAATTCTATTCACTACGCTGAGGTATTAAGATTTTCATTTGAAAGTGATGCAACAAACTTTTTAGCTATCCAATCTTTGATTTGGTCGATTTTTTCTTTATCTAGAAGTATCATCTGAATTTTGGTAGTTGATTGTCCTGGTATAATGTTTCCAGATTCTTTAAGCTCTTTAGCAAATTTTTCTTCAGTCATTTTAATGATGTCGTTTGAAACATCATTCGAGCATTCAATCATAAAGATTGCTTTTGATTCGGTTTTGCTTTCTTCTAATTTTATATTAAGTGTTGCCATTTTTGTATTTTAATTATTTAATAAAAAAGCCTTTGCATGGTGGAGCCGTCACTGTATATAATATCATGCGCTTCCGATGCATTCGGCTGTGAGCCATCCCATCCGTTTGGAAAAGTTTTGAGAGAAATCAATTCTCGGATTCTCGCAATTTCCTTCTGATTTAATATGTCAATTTCTGGCATGTTGCATTTTTGCGCTTCCAGATTTACTGCATCTTGGATTTTTAAAATATCTTCAAGAAATTTAAGTCTTGCCTCCAGCGTTAGCGGTCCCATTCTTTGCTGGTTTTTTTGAAGGGATCCGTCTTTTTTCTTTTGGCCTCCAGGCTGTCGATGTCTGTATTGAGCTTTGCGCATTTCTCGGTAAATAACTTTCAATCCTTTCAATGGAGTTAGATATTTCCATTTTGGATTTTTTACAAGAGAATCTAAGGAAGTATCTTTATTGACCAATGGGCATCCAAGACATCCGGTCCGAGCATTATTTTACTCAGCTTCATCACCTCCATAAGCATCTGCAAGAAGTGCCGTGTTCCAACCTCCGTATTTTTGCATTGGAGCAAATACCTTAAGCCAATCCCAGACATTGCAAACTCTCCAGTGTAGGATTGGCGCCAATGTCGAGCAAAGCGCGCCTTGCAATCCAGTTTGATACCATCCCTGTCCGCATTCTCCACCATCTTTAGAACAGCTGACATTTATTTTTTGATCGCGGATCGCACTCTCTCCCAATCGAACGCCGGTGAGCATTAGAACTTTTTCATTAATTCCTTTCAGATATTCCTCCAGCGCTACTTCCATCGGTTGGATTTTAATTTTATAAGTACACCATCGAAACTTATTTGATGGTGGCGGAACGCCTCTCCCCAGAATGTAAACCAAGAACCGGTCATCGACTGGCGCCATAACAATTTTTACTTTAACTCCTCGCTCTTCAAGTTGCTTTTTGATCACCTGCGAGGAAAGCCAAAGCGGGATAAGTTCCAGACGTGTATCTGATGCAATAATTGTAAAGCTTTCTGGCGCTGGAATCTGGCCGGTTGCAATAAGTTGAGTTACTAATGTTACGACCGTCGTGCTATCTTTTCCCCAACTCCATGCGGCAGCCCAATGCTTATGTCGAGATCCGTATTCCTTCAAACTGGCAATTGTCAGCTCAATACTGTCAGCTACATTGATTGGTTCGGTTCCGAAGATATTTAGCTGGTTTTTCATTATTTTGTTTTTGGAAATTGTCTGATTTTTAAATGTTCTGGAAATTCTTCGATGTTACCACCGTGCCGGTCTTTAAGTCCCATCTCTTTTGCTAGATGTGTTCCTAACTGTTTAACAAAAACTGGGATTCTTTCTAACTCGCAGTCTTTAATAACTTTTTCAATCCAAGACAGCTGACATGGCCTGTATTTATATTTCCCATTTTCATTTCCACTTTCGCCTCCTACAATTACCCAATCATAAGCTGGAAGAATGAATAAGCTATCTTGTAATTCTTCAAAATATTTTTTTGCAGCTTTCAGATTTACCTCTCCGTGAAGTGGTTCCAGTGAGAGAAATCGAACTTTAGTTTCAACATCACACAAATCGATAGCTCTTTGCATTCCAGCATCACTTCCGACAGATGTTCCCAACCAGACGTTGTCCCACCCATCACCCCAATCAGATGGCAAGTGATCATTTATTCTTTCTGGTCTTTTGGTCAATATCTGGAAAGTATGCTGTGGGCACTTTCTGATAATATCCCACATCTCATCTCGGAAAGAATCTATTTCTTCGTGGAAAACATCTGTGAGAGATGAGGTAAAAATTTTCGAAGGTTCCTTCAATTTTAAAGGAAGATTGAAAACTGATTTTGTTCGAATGATTTGGCGGGCATCAAACTTAAATCGATTCGCATCTCGATACATGTAGCAAAACTTGCAATCTGCATCTACTTTGCTGCAACCTCTGGCTATATTCCAAGTTGCATCTGTCCATTGTATTTTACTCGTTTCAGCCATTATTTATAAATTAAATTGATAAACTCAACAGGTGTAATACTTCGAGAATCTGCCATGTTTCGTATAACCATTGCCCTGTTTTTGTCCAGAGTCAATCCTGTTTTATTTTCTATTTCAACATAAAACCCGTTCTTTTTAGCTTTAGATAGTGATATCTTATCAACTTCCATTGTGCCTTCGATGCATTCCCAACATGAAAAGTCCATATGATCAGTATGTGAAATTAAATTGCTGTTATAAAAGGTTTCCACTTCAGCAAAATTCAACCATGCTACAAATGATAGATCATCATTTTCGTTATCCCAATCATAACCGCTGATAATTGGTTTTGACACTTCGAAAGGCTTGAAAAAATCAATTACAGCTTTTGAACATAAATAATACTCGCACGGTAATTCAACTGTTTCGTATTTTTCATGAGATAGAAATTTTTTAAGTTTTTCTAGTGCCTCAATGATTGTTTTACCGTTTTGCGTTAACTCAATTTTCATCGCTGGATTATCTTCCGCCCAATATTTTGTTGTTGCTTGCGCACCTAATCTTTCGGTTCTGTTTTCCGCAATAGTTTTCACTATTGGCTGGTAATAAAATATTTTCATGTTTTTTTAATTTTTGGTTTCCTTTTCAAAAAGTTCTTTTACAATATTGATATTCCAGAATGTTTCACCGCATGACTTTGACCATTCAGCAAAACCTATATTTCTGCATATGGCTATTCCATCATTGATTAATTTTCTGTTTTCTTTTCTTGTAACAAAAGTCTTCCTAAGTGACGGAAGACTTTTGTATGCTTTTGTTGCCTGAATTTGTTCTGGCGTTAAGTATGAATTCATAATAATATTATTTAAGAACTACAGGCATGCAAAGCATAGTGATAAACTCGCCTTCATCATTTCTATCAGTCGGCGAAAGAATTCCAGCTCTATTTGGAAAAGACATTTCCAGCTGGACTTCTTCACTTTGCAAGTTTCCAAGCATTTCAATAAGAAATCTAGAATTGAATCCTATCTTCATTTCTTCACCAGAATAACTGCAAGAAATGCGCTCATCAGCTTTATTTGAGTAATCGACATCTTCTGCAAAAATGTTAAGTTCATTTCCTCCAAGACTCAATGCTACTTGATGAGTGGTTTTATTAGAAAACAAAGCGACACATTTAACCGAATTCAAAAACTGAATTCTATTGATCGTTAATACATTTGGATTTTCTTTTGGAATTACCGCTTCATAGTTCGGATACTTTGCATCGATTAACCTGCAGGTTAATACAAATTTCTCAAGCTTAAATGTTGCATTTGAATTATTGTATTCAATCAAAATTTCTTCATCAGAATTTCCCAGAATGCTTTTTAAAATTCCAAGCGGTTTTTTGGGCATGACGAATTCTGAAACCTGAGAAGCTTTAATATCTTCTCTCACATACTTCACGAGCTTGTGTGCATCGGTTGCAACAAAAATCAAACGATCTGGAGAGAAGTGAAAGTAGACTCCGGCCATCATCGGGCGCAAATCATCATTTCCAGTTGCGAAAAGTGTTTTGCTGATTGCTGTAACTAATACATTTGCAGGAATAAGTGCCTTTTTAGGATTTTCAAGTACAATGCTTTTTGGGAATTCGTCAGCATTGGCATACGCCAATGCATATTTTCCAGAACTGGAACTCATTTCAATTGTATTGCTTGAACTTTGGATTGTGAAAGTCAAAGGCTGTTCCGGCAATGTTTTTAAAATTTCAATAATGATTCTGGCATTGATTGCAACTCCGGTTTGAATCTCGGAATCAATTTCGAGTTCGGTTATCATTGTTGTTTCCAAATCCGAAGCTGTTAGCTTCAAAGATTTTCCGTTAACTTCAAAAAGGAAGTTTTCAAGGATTGGAAGTGTGCTTTTGGAGTTGATAACTCCACTTAGCAATAATAATTTTTCAAGTAATGTTTTACTGTTTAAGATGAATTTCATAATTATTTGTTTTGATTTAAGATTATTGATGTTGTTTTTTCTAATAGGAGCTTCAAAGGTTCTACGCAAATTGAATTTCCAGCCTGTTTGTAGGCTTGCGAATCAGAAACTCCTGAGAAGTCAAAAGAATCAGGAAAATCCATAAGCCGAAAACATTCCCTTGGAGTAAGACGCCTAATTTTTTGCTGGGTAAATACTCCTTGATTGCATTGCGTGTCTAGAGTCTGGCTAACTTTTTTACCAACCCTTCCGCGTCGTGTTTTTGAATTAGGCTGTGAAAAATTAATAGAATCTTCTTCTTCTTCTGCAAAATCAAAGCCTTTGGCGGTGTTGGATGAAATCATAACCTTAGTTTCGTGGCCGTGACTTTCGGCTCTTAAACACGGCGCAATTCCATTTGTAATAAACTTTGGTTCCTTGTTTAAATGACCTCTGTGTTCAATAATTGTTAAACTATTTTCTTCCGTTAATTGAACAAAAGGCTGTCTATTTCCACCCTGCATAGTGTTTAAAGTTGGAGATATTCCTTCATCGGAATAGATTCTATCATTTGAATGAACTGGGTCGTTTAGTTGAATTATTTCTTCCAGTTGAACATATCCATTAGCATATCCATGAGTTCCGGCACATATATTTGAAAAGATTCCTTCATCACTTAAAACTTGTGAAGCCTGAGTGTCCTGATTTATAAAACCAATTTTTATAATATTGTCAGACACGTCAATACTTGAACTTGATTTTGTAATTATAGATGCAATATCATTTTCATCTTTAAAATTTATTTTTCCATTATTGAAATTATCTTTTCTAGTCATCAGGTAAGAAATCATATCATCAGATAAAAAATACTTTTTCATGTACTCATCAAAAGCTTCCTTACTTTCAAAATCGCTTTCTTTTTCCAGAATATCCTTCAACCTTTTTTCAAGCGGAAAAGGCTTAGGAAAACTGAAATTATTATCAATATCATCGCGAATTCCGATAATAAATACCCTTTCTCTATTTTGCGGAACTCCAAACTCTTTAGCGTTTAATACCTGATAATAGATGTGGTATGGAACCGAATCTTCATAAGGGAAGATTGTTTCTTTTCCATTAATCGATTTACCTCCAAGATAATTTAGCCATTCATTAAAAGTCCTTCCATACTTCTGACTTTTATCCACTTTATCATGAGAAAGCAATCCTTTCACATTTTCAAACCAAAATGTCTTTGGTTTATTTTTTTTTATAAATTCCAATGAATTAAAAAATAAAATACCTCGACGGTCCTCTTTACCTAGTCTTTTTCCTGATATTGAAAAAGCCTGACATGGTGGAGTTGTCCCATAACAATCCAAAGGTTCTTCTGGAATTTCCCTTTTATAAACATCCCACGGATAGTAAAATGAAAATGACCTAGCTACTTCTTCTTGAAAATCCTCAATAAACTTCCAGTCTTCATCTGTCGGCGGTACCAATTTTGTATTTACAATTCCGGCATAATAAGTATTGTCAATCCTTTTGCATATTTCAGTATTAAGGATTTCCAAATCCTCTTTCGTTCCGTAATTCAAGATATAATTTCGTCTTGCATACTTATCCATATCACATGCAAATGCTTTTTCCTGAACTACCCCAAGCCTGTTATAGGCTTGGTCCATTGCTCCGACTCCAGAAAAGTCACTACCAGTTCTTATAGCAGTTCTCATAATAAGACATCAAATAAAGTTGGTACCGATTGGTGATATTCTTCAGCGCTGAGGTACTCGACTGAATCTTTCCAATACAGTTCATTTAGCTCTGTTCCGATTCCCCTGCGCCCAGCTTTTATTGCACGAAGAGGTACTGTTCCTAGACCACAGAAAGGATCATAGATGAGGTCATCTGGATTCGTGTATCGGTCAATTGCTCGGTCAACGATATCGAACTGCAAAGGGCAAACATGCTTTTCTTTCTTTTTAGATGATTGCTGAGTGTTAAGCGTATTCATTCGGTTGATATCATCCCACACAAAATCATTTTGAGTGTGCGTCCACGGGCTCAATGCCATAAATCCAGATGGAAGCTTATTTATTTCATCCAGCGATTCGCATAGGGCAATATGTTCTTCAAAATCATAAGGTGTATTTTGGCAGTATTCTTTCCAACGCTTAGAAATTTGAGAAAGATTAAGTGATCTCAATTCTTCAGGCTTCATCAGCCTGTTTCCTGAACTTTTCCAATGCGAGTGAGCATCCATCTGCCAATGTCCGCGGCTCAATTGTTTATGAGGCAAAAGATCTATTAAATTACTTTGCTCTTTGCAGTCAGGGCAGATTGCAACGGTTTCACCTACTAGCTCCCATTTTTTAGATTGCTTTTGCTTAGCATTGCATTTTGGACAGATATAGTGTCCAGCTTTCATTTTTAATACAGGATTGTCAGAGTAAGCATTTGTAATATCCGTTGGCGCCTTTCTAAAAATCAGGAGATATTCAGGCGAACCGCATCCCATTTTTGAACCATCCTTACAGTTTTCGCTCCAACCCAATCGGTAAGTCTGGTTGTTTTCTCTGACTACATCCGTTGTGATATAATGTTCACCCAAAAGGAAAAACCCGTGTTTTAAAAAGCTTTCCGTTGTCAATCCTCTAAAATCAATTAGAGAAGTAAAACCAACTCCATTCTGATAGCTGAACTGAATTCTATTTTTGACGTGAATTGCTGCGATTCTGCCAGGCTCAAGAACTCTCAATAATTCCGGCACCAGAAAATCCATCTGCTTGAAGAATCCATCATTGCCGTCATTGTGCCCAAAATCGCGGTAATTTTCACAGTATTCATATTGATCGCTGAAAGGGATTGAAGTCAAAACCATCTGGATAGAATTATCCTCCATCGTTTTTACTTCTTCAATACAGTCGTTATTGATCAGAGTTGCTTTTTTGCCTTTCCATTCCTGGCGCTCGATATTAATGGCTCGTTTCAATTCTTCGATTTGCGCTTTCTGATCAAGGCCGTATTTTTTCATAAGAGCTGTCATTTCAGTTATCATTTTCTTATGGTTTGCCCATTTCTCCATAAGCTTTTTCAAAATATCAACCTCAACATCAGTATAAACCAAATGGATGTTGACCTCGTTTTTTTGCCTGAATCTCAGGATCCTGTGAATTGCCTGAATGAAATCCTTGAATTTATATCCTATGCCTGTGAAAATTGCATCAGAGCAATGGCCTTGAAAATTGCAACCTGCCCCAGCGATTGACGGTTTTGTTGCCAGATACTGATACTTTCCATGCTTAAATTCATTCAGATAATTTTCCTTAATTGTCGCGGACTGGCTTCCAAAAACGGTTTTTGTTTTTTCTTTTGGAAGAAGATATTCTAAAAGCTTTCTCTCATCTTCAAGATCATGCCAGAAAATGAAATTTCTATCTGGAGTCTCGCTGGCGATTTCAACCGCTTTTTCACATCTTGCTATCAAAGAATCTCTTTTTTCCCTGGCAGCATCCGGCAAACTTTTAGACGGGTCCGTAAACATTTTTACATTTCCGTCGCGATCAATACTCTGAGATCTTCCTTCTAAGTCGATTTGATGATAATGTACTTTCAGTTCTGGCAATCTGTAACCTTCATCAGAATAACCCAAATCAGATGGATACTCAATGAAAATAGCCCAGCTACGAACCCACATCCAGAATTCTTTTTCCTTATGAGGATAAAGAGTAAGGTTTCCGGCTGTCGTACTATCACGCTGGAAGAATCTCGTAAGGGCCTGACCTCGATCACATACTCCAAGAAATTGCGCATAGTTGAGAATTTCGGTATATTCATTTGGCGCCGGAGTAGCTGTAGCAATAAATCGATAATTGATTTTTGACATTTCCTTGAGGATATAATCGGCTGTGATTGTATCAAGGTTTCTGATAGCATCACCCTCATCGAACGATACCCCTCCAAAGAAATCAACATCAAATTTACCTTCACGGATCCTGTCATAGTTTGAAAGTAAAATCATTGTTTCTGGATCATAACTAATTGATGATTCAGCATCTTCCTGGTCCAATACATAATTGATTTCCAGGCCTAAGATGTTTTTCGCATCGTCGCGGAATTCACCGACAACGCCCAATGGCAAACCGATAAGAAACGGTTTTCCGGTTTGCTTGATAACTGCTTTTGCAATTTCAAGCTGGATAATCGTTTTACCTAATCCAAAGCTGCAAAAGATAGCGCGCCTTCCTCCATGAAGCGCCCATTGGCAAACATCTCTTTGATGCGGGAAAGTATTATCATGAAAATCAGAATAATCAAATCCTGTATTTTTGACTTCTAAAATTTTTGATTCTAGAAATTCAGTGTAGTTGTCCATTTTTTCTGAAATGTTTTCAAGAAAAATTATGGTTGAATAATTAGTGGCTGTTCGCCTGGCAATCTTTTTTATTCTCTATTAATTCTCGCAAATCTTTTGCGAAATCTTCGACGTTTACCGCGGTATACCTTAAAATGCTCCATCCATGAATTGCGGCAAGATTATATTTCACACAATCTTCTGTATATCCGACAAGAGTAGTATGCCCGCTTTTTTCGCTATTTAATCCTTCGTACTCAATTGCAATCATCATATCTGGTAAAGCGAAATCAAAGCGAAACTTTCTAATCGAATGAAACTTCAATTCTTGTACGAATGGCAATTTTAGAAGCGTCAGATGATTTTTAATATGCTGCACTCCCTTGGGCAATTCTTTAGGAATTTTTACGGCCCTTGAATGCGGTGGGACTTTTTGGAATTTTTCAACGTCTGATATTTTCCATTTTTTCATTATCTGTTATTTTAGAATGGTACGTCATCATTTTCATATTTGTCAAATGCTTCATTTGGAGTTGCTTTGAAATTCATTTCCGGAGCTTTAAATTGAACTCCCAATACATCTCCTTCAGAAGTTTGAAACGTTCCATCTTCATCGACTTTGTAGGGCATTGCATCTGTATTTTTTATACTGAAATAAAAATTATCGAATGCATAACCCCTAGAATATTGATGCACTGTTTCAATCACTTTTTTAGTTGCATCAGTTGGTTTCAGAAGTATTACGCTTTCAGCCTTTTTTATTAAAGTGCTTCCTAGATGCCCTGTAGCTTTATCTGTACCGTATGCACTGTGAATAATGGCGCAAATATGAATTTGCAATTCTTCGGTCCATTTCAGAAGATAAGAGGCGAGCTCGTTTGCTTCAGAAAGATCATTTGTATCGGTAACTAAATCAGCTGCACCGTCCAGAAGTACAAACTTGATATTTGGCGTGTTGTAAATAATATGCTCGATAAATTGAATTCTTTCGCGAGGAGTTAAAGTTCTAAGCATGTATGGCATATAATTTTTATATTCTTTGCCAGATATTTCAATTGCACGGCTGAAAGTTTTTTGAGCATAATATCTAGATTGCTCAGTATCGAAATCCACAATCACATCATCTTCACTTTTACGATGGCCCTTAATATTATCAAAGTGGTTCTTAGAATTCCCTCCTATGAAAGCGCCAGCAAAAACTGATTTTAAAAATGACTTTTTAGTTTTAGAAGGTGCAACCAGAAGACTGAACTCTCCAGCTGTCATAACAGAAGTTGGATATGATTGGTTTTTGTATGGATGGTCTCCAATCGAAATTATAGTTTCAGGCCTTTCTACTTTTACAGATAAGTCAACGAACGTTAGTTTTTTAAGCGCTTCAAAGTCCATTTTAGGACCGTCTTTGTTTGATATTTCAATTTCGTTGAACATTAGCTTTATGGTTTATCTTGATATTTTTTTTTGAGATCGAAAACAAGTTTTTTTATAAATGAATTGAATTCTGCATCTGTGTAATCTGAAAGAAATTCTTCAACTAGATTTTTTTGATTTTGAGCTATAAGTTTATTTTTAACTTCCCTTATCTGTTCTGCATTCTTAGATACGATTTCACTTCTGGGAACTAAAACAAATTCTTTGTCAAAAGCCCTCATCAATCTAATTCTAGGAACTTCTTTTCTGAATTTTTCTGAAAAATTTTTCAATGGCAATTCAAGTATTTCATCAATAACTTCGAGCGCAGATTTCATTGTTCTTTCAGTTCCAGATGTAAGCATGAGCAACTTTTCAATCAACAGTTTTGCAAATAGCTTATCTTCCATGATTGCATTCTCATAATTCTGATTTAGAGTTTTAACGATGAGGTTAAAAGCTTCGCGATCTTTATCATTTGGATTAATCTTGCTGTTTTGCAATCTCCATGAAATATGCTTTACAGCTTGTATAATATTGAATTCTGTCTGTGTCTGCATGATTTATTTTTTTTAAACATCTCCTTTCTGGAACATTTCTGTTTTACCTTGCGGAGTGTACTTTTTACTCTTATCAAAAATTTTGTTTTTGTTAATCCAACAATCAAGCATTTTTTCAAAGTTTTCTCTTTGCAGTATCCAGTCGGGCCTAACTCTCACTGTTGGCAAAGTGTCTTGAAAGAAAAGGCCGGCAATTGCACATTCGAACTGTTTTTTTGAAAAGATATTTACCAATGATTTAAAATTTTGTTTTTCAAATGGGAGAAGTTTATCAAAACCACAATTTTGCTTATCATAATACAATCTTGCCCTTTTCCATATTTCTATAAATTCAGATTCTGTAATGAATTCTTTTTGGATAATTATTTCAATTTTATCCTCAATTTTTTCTTCCGGATTTATATATATTTTTTCTTCTTTACTTTCCTTTACTTTACTCTTCTTTACTTTAGGGATAACTTCCGCAAGATTGGTATCTATTGCCGTCAATCTTACGTAAGATTGACCGTTTTTTGCGCTTATTTCGTTTAAAATGTCGCTGTATTGAAAAATTTTACCTTTTCTGTTTCTGTAAGCATCTTCGATTGAATTAGCAAATTTTTGACTCCAAATGACCTTATGATTTTCAAATAAAAATTTATCAATTGCTCCTAATTTTGCTAAATCGTTTAATATTTCTAAAGTCAAATCTTCACTAATTCTGAAGTTAATTGCCAAATACATTAAAGTTGTTTCTTCGGATATGTCGATGTAATGATTATTTGCCTTTCCAAGCTCTTCTAATAGCTTAAACCATGTAGCATAACCATCATTCCCATATTTACCCTGTATGATGCTCATTTTACGTCCATGCCCGCAAGGGTGTGGAAAGTAGTCAACATCTTTTCTTTGCTCTCTTGCCATAGTTATTTCTTTTCAAATGCAACATTTGTCAATTGTCGCCCATTATTCCATATTGAAAACAATCCTTTTTCAGTTTTCCTTATTTCCATAGTCTCGACTTTACCGAAGAATTTAATGTTACCGCCAAGATCAACTATCCAAGCATTTTCCTTAGTTGGTGCAATTCTCATACCTCGACCTACAATCTGATAATAAAGAGATAAAGACATTGTACTTCTCGCAATCAACACAGTTTCAAGTTCTGGATAGTCAAATCCTGTTGTCAGCACTCCAACATTTACCAAGCATCTAATAATACCTTTTTTGAACTTGCTGAGGATTCTTTCGCGTTCATCTTTTTTTGTTTCTCCCGTGAGAATTACAGCTCCTGGAATTCTTTTTACAACACTTTGGGCTTCTTCAATTAAAGAGCAGAAAATCAAAAGGTTTTTTCTTTTAGCCAATAGCTGTGTTGAATACTTTACAATAATTGAGGGCATGTCGATTATTTTATAATACCTTTTCAAACTCGCTTCTGTAAAATCGGTTCCTGAACTGTTCATTTGAAGAGCTGATCTGTCAACAACATCAAATGAATAATATTCTAGTTTAGAAAGGTAACCAGCATCAAAAAGAACCGCATTTTGTACATAATAAAGAATGCTTGAAAAGATCTTTGGTCGTGTTCTGGTTAAGAATTTTAGCTGGGCTCCATAAGAATCATTTGTAAGGCGATAAGGCGTTGCTGTCAATCCTAAAACTTTAGCCTCTGGAAAAGCCTTTATAAATTCTTCATACATTCCGCCTTTAGCATTCACCAGATGACATTCATCAATAATTATATTTTTTAATCCGGTAAATAGGTGCTTCTTTTTAATAATACTTCCAATTGTGCAAAATGTAACCCTGTCAATTTTCTTTTGTCCAGCTGAAGCGCTGTAAACTGTTGCGTAATATCCATAAGATACATACTTGGCGAAATTCTGTTCTAAAATTTCTTTAGAAGGCTGCAGTATTATAGTTTTACCGTCGAGCGGTGCAATTATATTTGATATAACAATTGACTTTCCAGCTCCGGTTGGAAGTATTAAGATTGCATTCTTTTTAGACTTGCTTTTGAAATAATCAACACCTGCTGTTACAGCATCTTGCTGATATGGTCGTAACTGGAAAGCCATGCTATTTAGACTTTGTTATTTTCGAAATCCTCACCTTCAGCTTCTAAAAACTCAATTGTTTCCTGTTCGAATTGAGGAGCCGTCTTGCCGTCCATATACTCTTCAACCTCAGATACGGCCACATTTAATCTAGATTCTAATTCATCTAGATATAAATAGTTACCATTTAATTTAAGTCTAGGAGTTGTTGGGGTCATTGCTCCATAAGGAGTTTCTTTTGAGCCAAACAATACAACGGAACGGTTTTCCTCAGAACCAGAAATTTTAAAACCAAAAACATTGTATTTTTCCAATTCCTCCTTAGCTTCAAGTTCATCCAGAGATGTTTGGTTATTTGCCCAATGAGAGAAAGCGCCATCAACATGTGCTAAGAAAACTGTAAGATCTGAAAATGATTTTTGCAGATCATCATGAATTACGTGAACGCCTCCACGATTTAAAGTATCGCCTTTAGTTTTTCCTGTTAAAAGCTCGTACCCATAAGAACACTGCATATCCTTGATTGATGCGTTCTTGATTTCAACTTCCTTTGTAGTTTCCATAAATATAATTGAGATTAAAAATTTACTTAATTTGAGAAGATTTAGGAATGCTTCTCTGATTGGATAGTGCTTTGATCGCCTTTTCAATTTGCATTTCTATATTAGCAAAAGGCTTCAATGATTTTGTAATATCAGTAAGATGTAACGGTCCAGAATTGCTTAAATATTTAGAGCCTATTTCGCTATTCTTTTTCTTAAGATCTATAAGACTTGAAATTGTATTTTCTATGCTCATAACCATTCGAGTGTTTTAGCAACGATATTATTGAATCGCTGTTTAGTTACTTTGCCTAATTTCCCTTCAAATGAAATAGCTACTCTAATTTTGTCTCCTTTTTTCATTTTTTTCAATATATCTTTTAGGCCTTCTTCTCTTACCTCAACAAAGCATCTTTCGTTTACGTTAATGCTAACTGTTAATATTTTTTTCTTAAATTCAGATGAACCTTCTGTGTAAATACCCTGAATTCTTCCTTGTATAATATTCATATGTATTGCTTATTATTTTCAATTTGTATTTCTAATTCCCTCAAGTGATTTAAATCATTTGGTTCAGGAAGATAAATCCCAGCTTCTTTCGAAGAATAATCCCTAAACCTGTCAATGCATAAAGTCATTTCAGCAGTATCTAAATTGGCGCTGCTTCTCCATCTTTCGATTTTAATCAGCTTTCCAAATTCTCCATCATAAAAAGTATTAGGATTGACAATCTTCTTGAATATTTCCTGCTTGACTTCTTCTGCAGTGTAACCAGTCTTAAGAGCAAACCATGCTAAAATCAAATGCAAATAATTATTTTGGGAAATTGACCTTCTTTTGCGTTTTTCTTTTATTTCAAAAACTTTGTTATGCGTTACCAGATATTTAATTTTATCAATGGCCTTTTGCACATCAACTTTATTTTCTGGATTATACCACATGATTAAGGAAGCTTGGATTTAACTTCTTCTCTGAATGCTATAATAATTGACATCGAATTGTCAAGTTTTTCCAACATCTCCTTTACCTGTTTTTGATCATTTAAATCATTGAGCCATCTAATAGTTCCGTTGCAATCAGATAATCTAATTTCAGCCGTTCCATCCTTTCTAATTTTGGCATGAATGGCGCTCATCGATGTTAAACTATCTGGAGCAATGAAAATCTTTTTATTGTAAACAACATGCTCTTTCTTTTTTTCCTTTTTCTTTTTTAGCTTAGCCATTGTTTAATGTCAATTTTGGAAGCAAAATCTATTGCTTGCTGTTTATCGGTAACTTTTAGGAAAATAAATCTTCCAGTATTTTGATTATATCCATCCCACTTACCTCTGGAATCTTTATAAATTATTTTATAATTATCATTTGATGATAATTTTTCCTTCATGAAAATCTGTTCAACAACATTTTCAATATCATTGGTTACAGACATATTTCCTTTATCCAAATCTTCAATTATAATAATCTGTTGCTTTGAAAGTATTTCGTATTTATAATCTGATTTAGTCATTTTAAAAAGGTGTTTTATTAAAATTTAATGTCATTCCGTTTCTGGCGGCGGTGACTTTTTTTTGAGTTAGATCAAATACTTCTTTCTCAAATTGCCTTTCATTGGAATTTCCATCAGAAAGGTGAATAAGGACAATATTATTTACAGATTTCAAATCATTTGCTCTCAAAAGTTCCTTGCAGTTTTCAATAGAAAAGTGGCTTTGAATAATCCTGTTTTTTAAAAATTCTTTACCGCTTTCCGGACCAAGTCTCTTCATTATAATTTCCTTCGAATAATTGGCCTCAACGATAATATTATTCAAACCTGAAAAAGTGTATTTGCAATAATATGTGTCAGTAATAAAAAGAACTTTACCACAATCATAATGAGAAATCAGAAAACCTAAACATGGTACATCATGCTTTAAATCAAAAGGCATTACCGTAAATCCTCCAATTTTATAAGTCTTTTTAGGATATAGAAAATGAGCTCTGTGAATGATTCCAGTATTTGTATTTGTAAAAGTTTCAGTTGATGCGTAAACATCAATTCCTGCTTTCAAAACTTCTGAAATACTTTTTGCATGATCGCCGTGTGAATGCGAAACAAGACAGCCAGCAACTTTACTGATATTAAAATTCAAAGCTTTCTTAATCTCCGAGAACCTTACCCCGCACTCGATAAGCAATGCTTCCTTTTCATTTTCCAAAACATAAGCATTGCCTGTTGAGCCGGTTCCAATAATTTTAAGTTCCATTAGAAACCTGGACCGTCTAAAGTTTGCTGAATTGCTGGCTCACTTGAATCTTCTGGCAAATCCAGATTTTCTTTTTCAGTATGATCTTCTTCTACCAATTCAGCTTCTTCAAAATCTAGATTTTCTTTGTTAGCATTTAAAAGAATCTCCTCAGCAACTTTGTTATCAACCATTTCAGCATCACGCTTGATTACTTGAACATAAGAATCATCAATTTTTTGACTGTCAATTGTGATAACATTGTATGCTGCTTTTGCAACTGTTTTGAAAGCCATCTCGTAAAACCAACCTTCTATCTTGATTTTTTTTCCAGTCTTTTGACCGTTCACCCATTCATCTTTTTCACCTCCCCAGAACTCTGCAGAAGCTTTTGCTGGCATTCTTTTAATAATATCCTCTAATGTGAAAACTCTGATTTTGTTTTTTCGAGGATCATCGTTATATGAATGGTAGTAGAATCCTCCGACGATCTCCCCTCTATTAAAATCATTGATGACTTTGAAAGAATAAGTTTCTACTTCTGTTTCTCGATCCTTTTTAAACTGCTTAAATTCATCAGTCGAATAAACAATCTCTACGATAACTTCATCAGGTACATCAAAGCCATACTTTTTAGCTTTAATTTCAATTCCCTTATATCCCATGATGAAACCAATGTCAAACTTTTGCGTATTGCTATTTTTAAAAGGAATGATATTTATGTGGTTTGGCTGTAAAGGATCCAAACCGACTGCAGAATAACAAACCACATCAACCGCAAGTCTTTGCATATTTACATTTTCCCATACATAAGCTAAACCATCTCGATACTGCTCACTTGTAGCAAGTCTCTTCTTTTCAGCTTCTTTCAAGGTCTGGTCAAGTTTGATGAAGTAGCTTTGGCAAAGCTTTCTTTGGAATTTTGTTAGATTCACATCGCTAACACCAGTTGAGAATTCAGCCATTACCATATTTGTAAATCGCTCGCTAGCTGTCGGTTTCGAAACTGAAACTTGAGTATTTTCTTCTTTTGGTTGTGCTGGGATTTCAGCAACTTTATTTTCTTCTTGTGACATGATTATAATTTTTAGATTAAAAAAGCCAGCTTATAAAATTTCTAAACTTCCACCGGCAATAAGTTTTTCCTCTCTCGGTTTTATTTTTTATGTAAGATCAAATTCAAATATTTTTGAATTGTCATACATAGCTTCAAATATTTTAGGAAAGTCAATGTTTGCTAGACAAATATTCATACTATCATCCCAAAATTGGCTATAAGTTATTTTATCACCATTTTCATCTATTCTCTTGACTTTTATTCTTGGTCTAGGCGCTATTAGTGTCGCTGGCTTTCCAGCTTCATGAAGTCCAAAACAGATTTCTCTTGTTCTATCTTCATGAGTGAAATTTTCATCCATTACTGAAATTCCTTGGTTAATTTTAGATAAAAGATTTATATCCGTATAGTGAACATATCTATGGTCTAAATTTATCATTGTGGAAATAACATGATCCTCAGCTTTTTCGAATTTCATTGTTTTGCAATTCAGCCTAAACTTCAAATAACCTAGCGTTATTAAATACTCTTCAAATTTGCTCATATTGCGATATTTAAGCGACTCTTAAAGTTTTATCTTTTTCAGAAACAATAAGATTGATTATCTGAGAATTTGTATCAATAATTTCAACCACACTTTCGCGGTTGTCAATGAAAATCGGTGCTGAAACTTGGTAATAGTCACATAATACATTTATTATATCAAGTCCGGCGTTAATCCTTGAAGCTGTATTTGCATCAGAAAAAGGAACTCCATTGACAAGAATTTCACATGCTGGAGATTCGCCTCCATTCACTTGCTGGTCAAACATTCTGAATTTTACCATTTGAAATTTAGAATTCACTTTTTGCTCAAGTGATTCCATTTTCAACTTTTCAAATCTCTCGATGGTAAACTGGGTTTTTTCTGTATTTGCAACAATTTGAGCCAAATTAGATTCTTCTTGTTTTAGTGCTTCTATTCTGGAATTTGCCTGTGTGATTTGAGCCTCAATTTGTAGCTTGGTTTTAATTTGGTCGATTTCAGAAATAATCTGGTTTCTTTGAGATTTAAGTTCATCGATATCCACCTTCGGAACTTCTTTCATTTGTTCTTCCAATTGTACCAGTTCAGCCTTTTTTTCTTGGTAAAGAATATTTTTTGAAAGCATGTCATTGTAAACATCTTCTTCGCTTAGCAAATCTTTTGCATCGGCATGTTTGCTTTTTTCTAGTACTAAATCAGCCTCAGCTTTTTCGATAGTTTTCTTAATATCTGTTATTAACTTTTTGCCGTTTTCGATTCTAGACTTTAAGGTATTTAATTCAGTTTCTAAAGCTATTGTTTCATTAGCCAAAGACTGTCCCTGCATCATAATTGTATTTAAAGTTAAAGTCTTATTTGCGTTGAAAGTAGAAAGCATTTCAGTCTTCTTTGTCTCAACATCTTCAGACTCAAAGTTTCTTTTGCAAGTAGGGCAACAGAATTCATTTTCATCAAAAATAGCAGTCTTAGCATTTTCTGCATTCCATTCATTTCTTTTTGCATCCATTTTTGAAGTAGTGGAAGCAATCTCATTTTCACAAGTTGAAACTTTTGTCTCTAAAATTGAAAGCGTATTCTCAGCAGATTTCAATTCCTGAGTTTTGTCCGTAATAGTATTTTGAATAAGCATCAAAGATGTTTCATCCGGTGTAACTTGATCTTTTGCAGTTTTGCGAGTTGTAATTTCAATAGTTGAAATATCAGCTTTCAATCCGTGAGCTTTCATCTGCTTCTGTCTATGCGCTTCAAGAATTGAATCAAACGCGGCAGATTTATCTTGGATTTGCTTATCTATATGTTTTAGTTCTAGATCTTTGCTGTCAAGTTCAGTTCTTAATGCGTTGAAATCTAAAGTTTCAGGAATACTTTTAGAAACTTCATCAATTCTAGTTGGAATAGCTTTTAACTCATCCTTTGATTTCTTAACCTCAGCCAAAATCTGTTTTTGGTAATCAGACAGCGTTTTACCTTGTGTTAGTTTTGAAACCAATTCTTCATATTCAGAATTCCCTTTTGCAAGCTCTTCATTTGATACATCACCGAACATTGTAGTTAGGAGAGATCTTCTATCCTGCCATTTAATATCGTTGAAAGCTAAAGGGTTTGTGATCAGTTTGAAAACGCTTTCTTCTAAAACAGAATTTATTTTAGATACGAAGTCTTTTTGCGGCATCGGAACGCCATTCCAGAAATAAACAGTCTCATTTCCCGTCATTCGAGAAAATTCCTCACCTTTTTTCTTTTCCCATTTTTCTTTGTAAACTCTTTTTAAGGTATTCTCCTCACCATCGATTACCATAATTGCTTCTACTTCGTGATCCTGGCGGTTTAATTCTTTTTCAACGGTATTTTTAATACTGAAGTCTTTTTTGTCATCAGCATTTTTACCGAAAAGCAACCAAAGGAATGCATCATAAGTTGTGCTTTTGTAAGTTCCATTTGCACCATAAAGGCTAGTTTTCTCATTGAAAGGAATGTCTAATTTTCTAGCACCTTTGAAATTTGTTACGACTAAGCGTTTTAATTGAACTGTTTTCATAAATTTGTTGTTGAATAATTATTAAATGTTACTTGTTAATGTTTGGTATTAAGGCCTGATGTTCGAGCATCAGGCTTTTTTGTTTTTCCTCCAGAATTCACTCTCATGAATTTGATGATCATCTTCATCTTTAAAATCAGGATCAGATCTAAAGCAGATTATTAAAATCCAGATTGTGGTTCCGATAACCCCGAAGAATAATCCTATCATGATTATATATCCTAAAGCTTCAATTGCGTTTTCCATTTGTCAGTCCTGCTAAAAGTGAAATTTTATCTTTTTCTGAGAGTTGATGCTTGACCTTTCGGCCCTGCTCTTCTAAAGCTCCCAACTCTTGAAGAGCAGATTTTGCTGTTGTTTCGAGACGAGCAGCTAAACTGTAATTCTGCATTGCCAGCGCTTGCATTTCTGATGAGGATGCTAGCAGGTTTTTGTAGGATCGTATTAATTCTTTCTTATTCATGACTAGGCTGTTATTTGCTTAAGTCTATTGTAAGTATTTAAAATGCTTTTGTTTTTTTCAATTTTAGAAATAGACTCATCTGATTTTAATATTGTAAATCTGATAAGGTTTTCAACTGTTGAAAATGAATTTTCGTAGACATTACAACCTCTTAGAATATCTCTGATGTTATAAGGAGATACTTTTCCCTCTGCTCGACAGACAACTGCCCAATCTGGAAAATCAGTCATATCTTTTAGTGCATTCCTTAATTCTTCTGGGAGTGGCTTACCGATATCGAACATAATTTTTATATTATTGGATTAAACAATTTGTAACTTTCACAAGACAAATACTTGTCAAGATTATCATGGCTATAAGAAATACAGCCTCTTTATTTTTAATTCTTGTGATCATCCTATTTTTTTTAGATTATTTTGTTGTTGCTTTTTCGATACAAATGATTTTTCATATTTTAAAGCTCTTTCCAAATTTTCTAAAATTGAAAACTTCACATTTAGATAATCTCTCAAAGCCAATCTCAAGCAATTCAATTCAGCTTCTTTACTTTCATTATTACTGAAAATTGAATAAAAAGGAAGTGTTTCTACAACATCAATTTCTTTTTGAGTTTCAGAGATAAGTTTATTTATCCTTTTGAGCTTTCTTATTATTTTTTTCATTTTAATAAATATTAATTTTCCACTTTTGAGGTTTCCCGTAATCCTAATAGTTTCAAAAAATGTATATTTGTATTGTTGTTACATTTAGACAGGACAAAGTAAACTAAAATGAAACTATTATGCAACTATAAATCGCTATTTATTTTCATATTAGTTTCAATTTATAATTATTCTAAATTAATTTTATGGAAAGTATCGCAAATCGCGTACAGTCATTGATGGAAGATAAAGGCTTGACAGCATATCAGTTATCTAAAAAGGGCAATATATCAGCAGCAACATTAAGCAGGTTGCTTAAACAAAATTCCAAACCTAATTCTGAAACTATTTCTAAAATATGCAATTATTTTGAAATTAGTGAGGCTTGGCTTTTGAGTGGCAATGGTGATAAGTATATTGATGCATCAAAACTCATAGTTAATGATGCTTATTCTATAGATGTTCATACAAATAGCAATGCAAATCAATTTATTAAACTTCCAAATGGCCAATATTTAATGACAATGCCACTCGCAGAATTTAGCATACAGGCTGGCTTACTTGATCATTATCAAGATTTAGAATTCCTAGCAGATATGCAACAGCACAGTATCATAGTTGAAAAACCCGTTAAAGGTCGATATATCGCTTTTAGGGTTAAAGGCGATAGCATGGAAGATGGCTCTAATGAATCAATCAGCCAGAATAGTATCGTATCTACTAGAGAGCTTAACAGGCAGTATTGGTTAAGCAAACTTAGAACTAAAGACTTTCCATACTGGGTAATTTATACTTCTCAATCAAAGTATCCGCTCTTGAAAGAAATAACAAATCACGATGTCGAAAACGGAATAATTACTTGTCACTCCTTAAATGATTCTCCAGAGTATGGAGATTTTCCATTATCAATAAATGATATCCAGGCTTTATTTTATGTTATAGATGTAAGCAAAACAATATCAAGAAAACTAACTTACTAGAATTATGAAAAATATTACACAAGCATTAATTTTATTAATTTCAACTATTGGATACTCTCAAAAAATAGCTGAGAATAAAATAGATGAATTCACTAAAAGAAAAATCATTCGAACTGAATGGGAGAATGTTTCCGGTATGACAAATTTATATTTAAGTACTAGAATCAGCAGAATTGATTCAACAAGTTATTTGGATATGAAATTTTTAACACAAACTGTTACATCAATAAGAACAGATGATGATGTTTTATTTCTATTTACAGATGGTGAAATATCCAATTTGAAAAGCATCAAAAATGCTATTTCTGGATATGGTGATGGAGCAAATGGTTTAGTCGGTTCAAAAGCTCTTGGGCTATATATTAATTGCAAATTATCAGACAAAGACATTGAGAATTTTAAAAACAAAACTGTTAATAAAGTCAGAATAAATACTTCTCAAGGCTATTTGGAAGAAGAGATGAAACCAAAAAAAGCTGAGAAATTAATTAAAATGTTTGAATTGATTTATAAATAATAGCCAATGAATCCAGACAAAAGAATGCTCAGGTTTATTGATCTTCTCATGTTTGAGAAAAAAATTAAATTCAATGCTGATTTTTGCAAAAGCATAGACATGAGAACCCAGACTCTGACTAAAATTAGAAATGGAGACCAGCATTTTACATTGCAGCAGGTCCAAAAAGCTTGTGAAGTATACAATCTAAATGCAAATTGGGTATTTGGAATTAAAGAGAATGTTTATAACACAAAGAATAGCATAAAATTAAAAGATATTTAA